CAACAAGATGTACCAATTAGAACTGGACAGTGGTGCAACGACCGCATCGGGCAAACTGCCCATGGTCAAACACGAACAAGTGGTAGCGGAAACGGGAAACCGTGGCGAAACCAAGGACGATGGTAGACAGAAATCGCCACGAACATTTTCGGAGATATTGAATCATAAGAGTGTACCAACAGTTCCTTCTGGAGAGTTGTCAGAAATGTTAATGAATTTATCGGATGATTGGGCAGAATCTGATGATGAACTCAATTTTGCCACAGAATCGTCGGATGAATATTTGTTAACTGGTACAATTAAGTCTTTGGGATTAGAAATGGCGACAGATGATGACAAGTTAATGTTTGCAACAGAATCGTCTGATGATGATAATCTAGTGTTTGCCACCTCCTCTGGTTCCTCTGGTTCCTCTGGTTCCTCTGGTTCCTCTGGTTCCTCTGGTTTGGATTTTGCAACCTCGTCTGGTGATGAAAAATTGGTGTTTGCAGAATCTTCATCTGCTGGCTTTGCAACGAGTGATTCGGACTAACGATGGTAATATTGTAAAATTGACATATAAAAGTAGACAAATTCAACTATAAAAAAAATAAATGACTCATAAAATTATGTTGTGTTTTGTTCGAAGTGATTCTGACATTTTACAATCGTCCTGGCTTAACCGCGCTGCGGCCTCTCTTGCGTCCAACGCCGACGGTTCTGCACCTTTTATTCATTCTGAACTACTGTTTTGTCCTCCCGGTTCCCCTTCTGGCACAGATACTATTTCTGGATTAGCATGTAGTATTGTTTATTCGGGCCAAGTACATTTGGAATCCAAACGTTTTTCTCGTAAGGAGTGGTTTTTCAGGTCGATGGAGTGTTCAAAGGGTCAATATAATATGATGATGGATTTCTGTCAGGAGCATAAAGGTGAGGGTTTCAATCATTTGGGTTATTTCTTATATTGGTCGCCCATTCGACCGAGTCCAACTGCGTACAATTGGTTGGGCATGTCTTCGCGATGGTATTGTTCTGAAATTGTCATCGGTGCTTTGAAATATGGCGAAATTTTGGACGAGAACGTTTCCGATTCAATGCATCCAAACGAGCTGTACAATCTTATTCAGCATAATTCCATGGCGGACTGTGGTCGTAATATGAAAGACATTAACCTTCGATTTGTTTAAGTTTATTAGAATTGAGGAGAGAGATGTTCCAGACCCCATATATTGCTGAGCCAATACCCACTGTAAAAAACATCCAAGAAACAAGTGTAATTTTTGCCATGTTATCGTAGACCACAATTCCGGAGAGAGTTGTAAATACAAACCATGCTGTTTGATAGACAATAATACAATAGTATGCTTCATGTTTCTCTAACCCCTTGTTCAGCCAAACAATATGCAACACCACTGAACCAATGCACAATCCTACTACAGACACCAGTACATCTGGTCTTACAGTAAGGTGTCCCAGTTCGTGGGCACTGGTGACTGTATACGCAATGTATTTGCCCATGCAGACATTTTGAGCCCCGATAGCTCCTCCAATGAAAGGATATCCAATTTGATTTAGCCATGGTGAAAGTGTGACGTTTTCTAACACAGCAGAACACAGTATGAACAACATCCAATTCGTAGCTATAAAAATGCAAGAGGTCGGTCTTTCTAACATCTGCGGTGGTGTCAGTGTAGATTTATTCTCCGATGTGGTTGAGATGGCCAATAAACACCCGATGACTACATAAGCAATTGCAATGTATTCTTCTTTGGATGGTTTTTCAAATAAAACAATTTGTGTGACACAAAGGTTGATAATAATTGACAGCGACCCAAATATACCGATGACTGCTGTAGGAAGCCACGCCAGTGCAATGAAATCACAGACAGAAGCAGCTGCAGACAACACGAGTGCAATAACAAACAGAGGCCGTCCAAACACTGATGATGTTAATGGTGAATGCCGTTGTTGTTGCCGAAGCCGAGGGTCTAAATAATTGGTCTGATGCTGAGCTAATTTTTGAAAATTCATACTGATGGAAGATGACACCGATGCAGTTGTCAATAAAAATAATCCAAAGAACTGTGCAATGAACATTGGATTGGACGATTGGATGAATCTATTTATATATCAATTGATTCGGTCAGTATGAAAATCCAATGTCAAAACTGCAAAAAATAATATTTATACGATGGGGATTATCATAGAATGGAAATTTCTGGAACTATTGGAGTCAAGCAAGTGGTCGCATTTTTATATCCAGACAGGGTAGAAATACAATACAAAACAAAAGTTCTTCACAACATTACAGAATTGTGGATGATTGGGTTACAACGCGTGAACAAACAGTTGAAAACTTGTGACGTCGTGTGGCTGGACGGTTCGACACAAACACCAATTGTCCAGTCGATTGCACAAACAGAGGTTGAGAGAGTAATTACACATGCTTGGTGTGAGGTCATCCTGTTGGGAATGGACCCACCACAATGGTCCAAACTATCAACTACTGCCACAAAAAACGATTGGCATAAAGAAGATTGGCTTCATGTTTTTTCGGACGGAGTCACAGAGGACGAGGAGGATGACGAGTGGAAACCGTCTGACGAGGACACGGACGAAGATGACTTGGACTATTAAGGTTAAACGTTACTATATAAATAGAATGACTACACAAAAAAAAAGCATAAATGTCTGATTTTAATACAGATGATGGTAAACAATGCCTTCGCTGTTTAGAACATCTACTGTATCCAATATCTGAGGCCAGTTTACACAACGTGGCCGCAGTATTGGCTCAGGAATCACACCAATCCGTGTCCAACTTTGGCAATTCTGCCGGGTATTGGACATATCCAGTCATCGAACGTTTTTTATTTGACAGAGGAATGAAATGCACCATTGCGAGTGACAATGGATGTTGGAAATTGGATTCTTTGCATTTTCTCCAAACGCATCCAGGACTGGTTGGTCTCATCGACACTGACACATTTGAAAGTTTTGTGTACAAGACTGACCAGTGGCTGTCCACAACTGGTGAAAGCGATGTGGACACCATGGTTAATGCTGTGTTGGTTCATCAAATGTGGGCCCCACTAGTGCCTTTCTACAAACAAGGACGGGCATTCCACATTACTCTTGACAACGATGCATGGAATCGGTACGAATGCCAACCGTCTTCGTGTTGGCGGGTCGAGCCGGTCTCTTACGAGGGCAGAGCTGAGGCAGTCAAGGCTCAAATGCGTCTGTACAAAAAATCACCAATTATGATGTCAAACAGTCATGAAATTGTCATTTGTTCTCCATCTGTTTCTGGTTGGGCCACAGAAACAGTGCTGAATTATGAATGTATGCCAGTCGAATCAGCTGCTCGGATTGTATCGGAAGTGCTTGCTGATAATCTTGTGGGTCACATTGAACAATATGGTCAAGGATGGTCAGTAATGGCACATGCATTGTTCAGTGCACTGCAACATTTGGGGGGACATATTGATTGCATCGATTTTTCAACATTAACAACCGAAGAGAGACAACTATTAGACAATTATATAAACGGGTTTTCAACATAGTAACATATATCTGTACTACTGTATTTCTAAACAACAAAAACCCACACAAAAACTACAATAAATGTCACCACAGTTGGTACATTTTTCCAGATGTTCAACACATGTAGTAGATTCACACAATGGACAATGTTCTGTATTTTTCACATGACGTAAAGCCGGACATTTATCACAAGCTACCACATGTTTTATCTGTAGAGCCTTGTTCCGCCAGCCATGGATGTCACCATTGGACAGTCTTGATATTTGTCTACATTTCACCATTTCTCGAACTGTCAAGTACTGTACCACAAAGGTGAGAACACTTTCTCTAACACTAAAAGCTTGCCACATGTGATACAAACCTTTGGGATTTTGATATCGGGTAGTTGTTTGGCACATATGATGAAATGTTGTTTTTTTTTTTCCCACTGTCCCGCAGTCTTGCTACTGATCAGCAGCATTGTCATCAAATTGTTGCAAATCTTGTTTCTGTTTTTTTTTCAAATTTTCAATTTCTTGGTGCTGTGTTTCTTGCATCTGTTGCAGTTCTTCCGCATGTCGGAGTTGAAGTTGTGAACGTGCCTGTTGGGTTGCTTGTTGCCTTTGTTCCGTTTTTAATTTTTCAATTTCTTTCAAGTGTTTTTGTTCCATTTTTTGTATTTCTTTTGTCTCTTGCAATTGCAGTTGTTTTTTTAATTGATTCATTTCATTGTGTTGTCGTTCCAGCAGTGCATCCAATTCATTTTGGTGTTTTGAAGAAAGAGAAGAAGTTTGTTGCAAATCTGCAGTTGGTTGTTGTTTGGGGGCTGTCGTGATTCGGGGCGAACCTTTTATTTTTTGTTTCAAACTGTATTGACCACTTGTTTTGGGTTGTTTTACAATGGTCCACGAGCCTGGTTGTTGGGTTCTTTTGGTGTTGCCGTCCACACCAAAACGTCCAGATGATTTAGTTGGGTCTGGCGCAACAGAAACAATGGCTTCCTCCCCAGCATTATTTCTCACAACTGTTCCCTTTTGTACATTTGCAATGGCATCGGCCTTGGTCATTTCTGAAGGTGCAAAAGTGTGATACATTGTTTGAATCACACAGCATACATATATAGTGTCAAATTTTGTTATACAAATTAGTTGGAAAATTAGTGTACTTTAAATTTACCGTACTTTAAAATATCTATCATACATGAGCGCACTTGTTCTTGGGATGGATTTGCCTCACAACACATACACAGTTGAAAACAAAATTCACCAATAGCATTCCAATCATTTGTAGAAAACAGAAAAGTGTCTGAGATTTCTTTATTTTGCCAGAAATAATTCCAGCTGTGTACTGTTTTGTCATCTACTACTTGTTCTATCCTGATTTTGGACATTTCAATGACACATTCACGCAGGTTGACCACCCCAAGATTGGCTGCATATTCAATGACTGGTGGTGGCCCACGACTGTCCAACAGTTTTTCAATTTGCCAGTAATCCAATTCACGCTGGCAATACAGGGGCTCTTCTTCCTCCTCCTCTGTGTCACTTTCACTCATTGAAGCATCAGAATAATATTCCATTATTGTTGTTTGATGTGTCAACTTATATACAATGTCAAATGAAAATACACATATTCACTAAATATGTTTATTTTACGGCGATGGAAGAGGGCGGCAGAGTGGATGGGTCTTTCCTCTGAACAAATACAATATATATACAGTATATGTGAACGAGTATACATCATTGTTACATCGATTCCAAATAATGGCTGTTTTGAACTTAGATGTGCTTGCACATATTAGTCGGTTCTGTAAATTACGTGACCGCTACTACTGGTCCATTTGTCATCGATATTTTCAAATTACCCCCTCGGAATGGACTCTAATTGTACAAAGTTATGTATTGAACAGCGTGGCTGAACTTCGCAAAGTATGTTTGCGGCAATATTGTAAGTTGATTACAATCAGTCAACGGCCTGGTTACCTATGGTCCAAACAATTGAACGAACCATTAACTGTCTGGTCGCCGTGGACGTTGAACAAGTTATGTACTGTTTCCTGCAATCGAGCATTTTTCCGTTTTCGGGAGCACCGCTTCGTCACCTTTGTACAAGATATTGTGCACTCTTTTGGTCTGAAATCTTCTGCAATAAGGCGGGTCAATCATATCAAGTGTGTGTATGCAACTATATGGTCGGTGAACCAGGCTCAAATACCAATATTTGTGTGTCACAAAGAAAATAAAACACAAAGACGTTGTTTTGTACCTACTTTCCAGGCACTGTGCTGGAAAAGGCTGCGTTGTTTGTTGGAATTTCGAGTGGTGGCACAGCAGTTGCGGCTGCATGTAAAGTGTCTTGAGTTTTCAATTTGATAGCTCGGTGATTGTCCACATTTTCCCTGCCTCTTTTTTTGGACTTGCGACCGGGTGGCATGAGAGTGCTCCAGTGCGAGACCAGTTGTTGCATGTTTGCAACTGGGTTGGACATTTCTTTGTCGGTCCAGGCTTAAATAGTCACTGGTACCATTCTGTTGTGGGGCACTCTGTCAAAATACTCCCCACCACGAACAAAAAAATAAAGTCCAAATCTATCCAACAATGGGTGCGACATGGCCAATTTGACTACAATGACTGTCGAAATCACATCGGTGCTGTACTGATATTTTGCACTGAATACAAAGCACATCGTCACCAATATCCAACATTGTCCCATAACCCATGCAATACTTTGAAGTCGGGGACGATGTATTGGAACCATGTCGTAGGCAATGGAGGTGAACACAACTAATTGAGCAATGTCCGACGACCACAGCATGTTGCCACAAGAACGCAAGGGGTATCTCCAAAATATCCAACCAATGTTGTCGTCCTTGGGAATGTTGAACAATGCTAAACAATTTGGAGTGGCGTCCGGTACTATTGTCAACAACTGAGCCAATGTAAACATTGGAATAAATAGTATTTGTGCCGACAGTGCTCGAGCAGCTAGGACCGGCTTCATAGAGCAGGCACCCCAGAGAATGATGGTTATCAACACCCAAGACCAGGTGCAAACGTCGACCATATCTCGCAATGTCAACATCGTCGGGATTGAGACACCAGTATACCCCACCCAGTCCATAAACATTGTATCATACAAAGGTTCAAATTCAGTGCCATTGCGAAATGTTTGGACATACCAATGCTGACGCAATGACACCACATTGGACATTACTAAATTAAAGTACACCACCAGCACAAGGACAATAGTTGCCCGACCTTTTAGCAAACCAGTGTTCATTTGGATTTTATAGCAGTGGCAAAACAATGTATATAGTCTTTTTGACAAATGCAAATGTCAGACACTTGGAAAGAATCAGGAGCTATGGTTTATGTAGCATTGACGGTTGTCACATTTGCAGCAGTGTTAACCTGTTGCATATGGATTTCCAAGAAAAAAAAGTCGTACAATCCAGTGGAGTCCAGCGAGGAAGAAGAAGAAGTCGAACTGACAGGCGAAAACAACGAACACAACGTTGATCCGAGGTTTACTTTGGAAGATTCCGAAGAAGAAGAAGAAATAGATTTGGGCCTTCATGAAGCTGTTTAAACCGACCCAGTGAACATATTGCTGATGAGATAATAAAGGAATAACAACTAATTAATGGATATCATATTAACGGGACCGGGTTGGCAGCAATCCACTTCTCTTTCCACGATTTATAACAACTGTCTGGAGTCCACCATTCATTTTTTTTGGGAAAACGGCCGTATTTTTTCATCATTTCTTTCTTGGTCAGTCCGCCACGCTGTGCCAGGTTGCGTGCACGTGAAAACTTGTGTTTCCATGTGGAACGATACGCGTAATCTTTCTTGGGTGCTTTTGTCATTGATGGAAAAAATAAAACACTTTTATACTTGTTTTCGTATTTTTAGAAAGGGGTGCATCTTGGCTGAACATGGCTGTCAGGTGGTCGGAGTGGACAGATTGACCTATTTATGACACATGTGTATTGAAGACCATGCCGATGAAGCTAGTTGCACCTTGCCGACATGGACTCTGAACAGAAATCTGAACAGGAATCTGAACAGGAATCTGAACAGGAATCTGAACAGGAATCTGAACAGGAATCTGAACAGGAATCTGAACAGGAATCTGAACAGGAATCTGAACAGGAATCTGAACAGGAATCTGAACAGAAAACGAAAATACCGTTGAAACCAGATGGGAACAATCGGAAAATAATGAAACTCATGGCAGAAGGGGGCATGGATAAGGCTGTCCTACAAATGTTTGTACGGCCAGGAGATGGTGGTAGAATGTCGTACTCCGAAATGAGAAGCTATTACGGTTGAGTCGTCGGGGTACAGCTTAGAAAGGGGTTAACACTTATATGGAGAATATATTATGGAGAATACAAAAATGATGTGTGTCAATGAACAGCATGGAGACTCCTTTCCCGGATTCGTTTATTATCGCACTCTCTCTAGTGGCTTTGATTCTTTTTCTTGCAATACTTATTTCAATTATTAGATGTGTAAGGCGGCGACGGCGCGAGTCGGTCGGTGTTGACAGTGCCATCGATGTTTTTGTTTGATTTGGGACAATTCTCGGTGCCGGATACACCGCGCTGAAAAAAAGATTGCGCCGGAAAGTAGTTAAAGCCGCCGGCCTCTTCCGCTTCGCTGGGAAAGGGTCGTTGACCATTCATAAAACCTAACTATAAAACTGTCTTCTTTTTTTTAAAAATATGTCCCACAATTTTAACTACAGTGGCCCCGGCAACTCGGATACTTGTGTCCTCGAATCCGACCTGCTTTACACAGAATACGTTCAACAATATCTGAGCCGCCAGACTCCAAATTTCAAAACACCACAAGTCCAACATATTATTCACAACGCAATGTTGGACATGTTTGCCAAAATTAACGAGGTTTCTGACGCGCGCGCCAATTAAGCGTTGAGCATATATAAACAGTTTGGGGCTAACAAGGCTGACATGTCAATTTTGTTTTTGCAAGACAGCGTCGAGTTACTCAAACTGGAACCTTGTGAATTTCGTCGGGTTTACACAATTGGCGACGAACAAGAACTGAAATATTCGCATTCGGATGTTGTTGTCGCTCTGGAAAATGGTGAGCGTGCCATGGTAGAAATTGTTCAGGGCATGCTTAACAACGGTACTTACGTCGTACGAACTTCTCCGACCGACCTCACTTTTGATGTCCGTTTGACAAAATCGGGCGCTGCTTGCGTAAATTGGCTCAAAAAAATTATTTTTATGACCTTCCCCGATATGCCAACCAAAGACATCTACTGCCAGGAAATTATCCGACCAACAGGTTTTTAAATGTATAAAAGGCCGATGTTCCCAGGTTGCTCACAAAATGTCAGACTACATTCAACATATTAAAACACCTGTTACTGCTATCGACAATAATATTGTCAAAGTCGAATGCCAACAAACTGGCACAATCTATTGGAAACATCTTGGCACTGGTGAATGTGCATGGACACTGGAAGAAATAGACAAATCCACAAGTTTGACACACAAACCTATTTGAACAACGTATCTGCCAACAAAATATGAAACACAAGAAATTACTTTTTTTTTACTTTTTATTAGGCTTTTGTTTTCAATTTCCCTCTATAGCTATGCGGTACTGGATGATGGAGTGGGTGACACCGTCTCAGATGGCAGCTATATTTGGTATCGTAAGTATACCGTGGTGCCTCAAACCAGTGTATGGGTTTATCTCTGATTCCTATCCCATATTTGGATACCGCCGCCGACCATACATGATACTGGGCGCCTTCTTATCGGCGTTCATGTGGATACTGTTACCCTTTTGCCCACACGACGAATTTGTAGTGACGTTGGTCATGACTGTCTCTTCTGCTGGGTTGTGTGTGGCAGACGTCATGGCAGATTCGCTGTTGGTGGAAATCGCAAGGTCTGAAACAGAATCAGACAAAGGTGTGGTGCAGTCGTACTCTTGGATGTTGCGGTTTGCGGGAGGTCTTGTCGCCTCAATAGGCGGTGCCGTCGCCTATGATACGATGGGATATGTCAAAGTATTTCATCTCAATTCGATGATACCAATCTGCATTGCGATTTTGGCATCGTTTGTTGAAGAAGGGGATTACCAACAGGCTGACTGGCGGACAACCATTGGCAAATTGTCGACCACCATCCGTACTGCCAACATTTACCGTCCTGCTCTGTTTCTGTTTCTAATCTGTGTCACACCCGGTTATGGCAGTGTCATGACTTTTTTTTACGAGCGTGAACTGAAATTCACACCGGACGAGTTTGGTACTTTGGATGTATTGGGACATGTAGTGGCCATTGTTGGAACATTTATTTACAAGCGTTGGTTGAGGGACATCTCGTTTCGGAAAATTTTTGGAGTAGCCATCGCAATGTCGTTTGTATTAGAAAACACTCTGCTACTGTTGGTACTGCACACAAATCGTACCATGGGGATACCAGATTTTATCTTTGCACTCATTGAACGAATTGTGATTACACTGGTCGGTCAATTTGTGACAATGCCAATGGTAGTACTGGGGGCAAGAATATGCCCAGTGGGGGTGGAAGGTACTTTGTACGCGTTACTGATGTCCATCACCAACATTGGAGGAGTAGTGTCGTCAGAATGGGGCTCATTGCTGACAACCATGTTTGGGGTCTCGTCCACAAATTTTAGTAATTTATGGAAACTGATGTTGGTGTGCCATGCCTTTGACCTCATTCCATTGTTTATGCTGCGATTAGTACCTGCCAAATCGTAGAGCAGATTTTACACCAATTAAACAAAAATACAAAAAACAAATTAACGAATTTTTTCTCTTCGATTTATACCACTGGTGGCCCATATGCACCAAACCATTTTAAACTTTCGTCAATATCTAAATATCCAAGATTTCCAGGGTCTGCCCATTTGATGGTTAGTGATTCGTTTCTGCCGATTATCTTTCTAAATTCAATACATTGATACAAATGCATACGTGTCGTGTCGCCGTCGTTTGTAGGTGGGCCGGATGCATTAGACTTGATTTTATCAATAGCTCTTTCCAATTCTGCACGGAAAATTTCCCCCCAAGCATACTGATGTTGAAACAATGAGGCGAGCACAAATATCTTCTGATCGTCGTTCCAGTGACCTAATGTTTCAGCTGCTGAAGCCACGCCCCTGTACATTAATGTCGCAGCACCTACCATTATAACTTTTTGGTCCCCTTTACTGACATTTGCATCTATAAGTGTCTTCACTCCGCTGACACCTGCCACAATACCGCCCGCATTAGCCGCGGCGAAAGTAGCCGACGCTGAACCGGCAGCACCTACCGATGCCACAGCCGACGATGCCATGCCCATCCCGGCTTGTATAGCCACAGAAGCACCGCCCGTAGCAACGGCAAGTCCAATGCCGCCCGCGATTGTGAGAGCAGCTCCCCACCAATATAAATTATTGAGACGGTCTTCGGCGAGCCGTTTGTCGGTAAATTTTTCAACCTTACTTTTAAGATTATTGTATGCGCGCTTCAGTTTTTTTGTTTTTTCGTCCACAGAACCGTCCAGTTGGCTATTTATGGCAGATGTTCCAGCGGCACCTCCGAATCCATTCTTTTTTGCGTTTTCAAGCGCCGAAGTAGCCTGTTGAACGTCAAACAACTTCATTTCCAAGTCTAATTTTTCCATCATAGTTTGACGGTTCTTTAAATATGCTTCTTCTTTCCCTTTGTCTTTTTGTTTTTTATTAAACGCCGCTTCGCCACCGGGCACCGTCTGTGAAGCGATAAAATTCTGAATAACTTTATTTTTTTCTGTTTCAAAATTGGGAGACCAGGGAAAGACCGCATCTTTATCTTTCCATTCGAATTCCGGTGGGTCACTACCTTCCTTTTTGACCAATTGTTTTGTAGAAGCCAATTCGTTCAAAATCATGAGTGCATAGTAGGGCATATTAAAGTTCATGGTTTCCCAAGCATACGTGACGTATTGTGCGCCATCTCCCACGAGGCCACCGTCTTTAATGACTAAGTTGCCGTCCGTTAAGCAACTTGTACTGCTTTCCAGAAGGACGTGGTATAGTTTTTGGAGACGGGCAAGTGTTGAATTCGCTTTGACCATTGCATTGAAATTTTTGGTGCCCGTTTGTGTCATCCCCACAATGATAATACCCTGTAACTTTTCCTCGTCCAATCCTATGGTATCCATCATGTGTCCGAGTCCGGGGACTTTTAATAAAAGCCTCGTAATGCCCTGGAATGCCCCATTTATATATAAAGCAGTGCCGCCAAGAGCAGTCATCAGAAAACTATCGCCTTCTCCGCCGCACATTTCTTGTAAGACAGCAAAAAATTGCTGAAATTTGCGTTTTTGTTTTTCTGCAGCTCTTTTGGTTTCGTCTTCCTCGATTGTTTTTTGTTCTGCTTCGGGTATAGAATACCATTGGCCCAAGTCGTTCATTTTTGTAAGATTGCCGTCTTTTCCAGTTTTCACCACTGAAAAATTACGGCTTGCTGCAGCTGTCTTTATGCATATTTTTTCTTTGTATTGGATGGCAAGGCTCAAGAGAGCTTCCTGTACCAAAGGAGACCGCAAAACAAGGCCAATGACCTTGTAAAGTAATATACCCCCAACGCGGACCATTTCTCCCATAGTTGCAAACACTTTTGAGGCACCATATGTCGCGAAAGCGGCTCCCAACCCTCCTGCAGCCGCGCCAATGGCCGTGCCTAATGGTCCACCAAAAAATGTCCCGGCCGCGGCGCCAGTAGCTGCACCAGCGGCGACTCCACCGGCTTTGGCGACATCAACCCACGCCCATTTTTTTTTCTCTTCTTCTGTCAGTTCCTTTTCTTCATCGCCCGACTCGTCCACTTTGACATTACATACATTGAACAATTTTTTGACCCAAAGGTCCACTTGCAAAATCATCAAATTCATATAATAATCCACAAAACTATAGCGAGGGTCAACATTATCATACATCTCTTGTTGTTTTTTTTTGTAGGCATCCAAACGGCGCTGAGCTTGCTGCCACGTACCCACCCAATTCAACCACCACGGATTATTCCTATCTTCCTCCGTCATTTCCAAAAGGTTTGCGATTTCGTCCAGATACTGTGTACAAATGCCAGAATAATTCTTCTTCGTAGGGTCGCGCTTCTTATTGACCGCATACCAGTTGGCACCATAATACACCATGTAGTCTTTGGGACATGCACTACACACCGGTTTTTTATTGCCGTTCAATCGAATGTTCAAATGCTCCATAGACTGAGCGGCATGCCTCAACAAACTTGGCATAAAGCCGCCAGAAGCACCCCATTCGGAAAACGACCAATTAATGGTCTCTTTGCTGAACATACTTTTCAAATGAGATTCCTGTCTCTTGCAAACCCATTCATAAACGGCCAGACATCTGTTTTCTTCGGAATCTGACCAGTCAATGGTCAATGACGGAAGTTCGTACGAATGGATCATGACGGTCCCTAAAAATAACATAAACACTGCCTTTGACTTCTCGGTGAAATCAAGGCCTTGAGTCCAATCAGGGCCTTTTATCGTAGCCTTTGTATTGCCCGACTTCTCGGTGTACGCGTTGTCTTTCAGTTCCTTTTCACCCGTTTCCTCAAACGGATCCTCCAAATCTTCCGGATAAAGGTTCTCTGTAATCATCCGAACATATTTAAGGAGACGTCTGTCAAGCACGTTCACATTTTCACCGTCCAAAAGGTAATAATAACATAAAAACGGATGTGCTGGAACGCATTTATAATCATCATTGTGGACAGAATGCTCGGCACCCCATTTCGTTGTGAGTTTGTGGTGAAATTCTTCGTAACTATTGGCGGGCCATGTTCCATTTTTTTCTGCTGTGGAACCTAAAATGGGAAGCTTATATTGTCCTGCAATTAACAACGGACTAGAATTCCAAACCATCAACATAAACGAGGCCGAGAGCATATCACCCTCGTCAAACGCTTCCATATTTTCTTTAGTACCACGGGCGGCGAGGGCGGCCCTTTTTAACGGATTGCCGTCAAATAACGGTGGGTAGTAATCTTTTGTGATGCCAGTAATACCGCTATAGTCTTGCTTTTCACACGCACTTTTTCCATTGATTCCTTTTTTTTCACACAATCGTCCCAATTTGGCAAGCTTGGCGCAATTGATGATCCATCGGGAAATTGGCGACTCACTGGTTTCAATGGCATTCATTTTCGCGATTATATCCGTGTTATTGGCGCTCCTATCTGAGTTGGGGGTGTCAGTGGTCAGTTCTATTGTGTCAAAAATATCTTTTAATTCTGTCATTAACTCATTCACGCCAACCACAGTGTCTTGCCTCTCAATGATATTTACTTTTTCTTCTGCTTCTAATTTTGCTTCTTTACTTTTCAACTTCTCAAAGTGTTTTGCATGCTCCTGTTCATATTTTTTCTCGTTCACTTTCAAATCTTCTTCCGCATTGTTTTCCAATTCCTTCGTGGCCTGCTTGGACATTTGCTGTTCAGAAGGTTGAAACACATAACGAGGAGAAACCATCTGTCGAAAATGAGGATGTTTTATTTTTTTTTTATCCCTAATCAATAACATTTCCCTCTGACAGACTCCGCCTTATATAATGTTTTTTTTTCCATTGCAACCTATTGCTGCAATCACGGACAATATCATTACCGCCGATATCGTAAATCATACCCTTGACATGACTGCTGGCCATTGTTGTACGCTTGCTGCAACTGCTTTGACACTACTGACATCTGTCTGTCCGCCCACTGCTGAAGATTGAAATAGTTGTGTTCTACCTCGGTCAAATTGTGTTGGTAACTCGCAAGTTTGCTGTTCAAATTGGCAACCATTACTTGGAAAGCGGGCTCGTGTTGGCGGTAGTGCTGACTCCAAGCAACATCCAACGGTGATTTCGTTTCCTGGCTGGACAAGTACAAAATGTACAGTTCTCGCATGTTTGCCAACATTTGTTCATGTTGCTTGGGGGGCGGTAACACAAAAGATTCATTGATTGGAGGTGCTGAACAACTGGGACACAACCACACGGAAGTGGCTGGACATGCTGGTTCTTGACGAACTACAAACGAGACACGCCGGGACGTCAAACACTGACAACATTTGCCGGCAACGTGTCCCACTTCGTCCTTGTACCAGACCTTGTTCAAAGCTCGATGACCAAGAGACCACAGTACAGCAACCGGTACACCATCCGAATGACCCCCGGGCATTGGTTCCAGGTTTCGTTTGTAAGCTGATATTTTCAAAAACAATTCTTCGTAATCCTTTTTGGTAGTGGGAGCCGAATCACACACAAGTTTGACAAACTCGGAAGAATTTGCATTGTTGTGTAAAAATTTGTTGAAATGATTGTTTCGAAAGGTTGCAAATAATTTCTCAAAATCTTGCTTTTTTTTGCAGGGATGTTGAGATATCAACTTGAGCCATTCGAATACTACATTTTCAAAAGAATCGTCGCTGGTCCAAGGTATTTGAGATATCAGATACTCTGCCTGAATATGAGCAAAAGACATGTTTACTACATCTTAGCTACAGTATTTATACTTCAATTATTCTCTACATTATTTTTTTCTGGAGACGATTTTCCACGACGCTGGCCGTTGTTTTCGTTTCTTATCGGTACCAATTCCAAATATACCTGTCAACAAACGTCTGGACGGTACTCGAGTCACGCGGGCCATAAGTCCCTTGTTGGACCCTTTTATTTTTTGTACTCGAGTTCCGATTTTTAATTTATTAATAGCCTCTTCCGCAGTCATTCCAACCTCTTGATCCAGTTCCTCGACATGGTCTAACTCGTCCGGTTGGGAAGCGGCCGCCACTTGTTTATGTTTGACCATGGGCATCTTGCCTGTCGCAGTCGTTGCACCACTGTCCAGTTCTAATTGGTACATTTTGTTGGTCACTTTGGCAATTCGGCCAGTCTCGCCCAAATATTTCCCGTCAATGACAACTACCCGGGCATCGGTGGACAGTTCAGTGGCCATGTCGTCTGAAGCCGATTCTTCCGGTGATTCATCCGGTGATTCATCCGCCGATTCATCCGCCGATTCATCCGCCGATTCATCCGCCGATTTATCCGATTCCTCGTCAGAGTAGTTGACCATCGAAGCGGGCATGTCTTCATCGTCTTCATTCCTTTGTTGTTCTTGATCCAATTGTTTTTGTTCTTTTTCAATTTCTAATACATTCAATTGTGCCTCAGTTTTATGTTTAAATTTTGGATTAATTGGTTTGTTTTCAACAGGGTCCCTTGTTTTCCAATGGCGTGACGGTGCAAATGCGTCTCCATATTTCATATAATTCCAAGTTCTCAATTGCTCCAAATTTTTGTACTCTTCTCCCACTTTACGGTAAAACGTAGGTACAAGTGCTTCCGTTGGTTGTGTGTCTTCCTCGTCTGAATCTTTGTGGTCTATCAATTCTATATAATCCCGATACCTATTTCCCACAACTGGTTTATTGAGATATTTATTGCCAACTGCTACCACCTCGTCTTTTAAGAAATCCGATAGTGTATGTAGTGTGTGTTTCCTCTTATATAGTTTATGCGCGTTGCTGTCATATTCTATCCATTTTCGAGCTACTGTATCAAATCTACGACGGTCAATCCATCGTACTACAAACTGGCCGTTCCAGTAACCCACAATCTCACAAGGGAAATGACCATCGCTGTCCTTTTCAAATATAGCAAATGCGAGATCACCCACGGCAAACGAGTTATTTGGAGCATCTTCAGCTGTTGTGCTAAATGACAGATGACTAGGACTATCGGATGGCTTGTTTATATGATTCATTCGGCTGTCATTATTTGTAACATCGAAGACATATTGCACAAACTTGGGCGAATTCCCTGACAAATTGACCACATCTTTCATCAAATCGAAATCGTCGCTCAATTTAATCGATTTGATTCTTTGGCGAACATTTTTGCTGTTTAGCGTCAAATTAACCGTTTTCTTCACGTTTGTGGAGATTGTCAGGGTCATTGTCTGGTGGTATCCCCATTTTCTACCATAATATGTGTTTCCATCCCATTTGATTCTATCTGGAGGATACTTCATAATATCCCCCACATATTGTCTAAATATTTGTTCATCGTCATTTAATTTGATGTAGTTGTGGTACAAACAACCTTCTAAAATACAGAGCTGTATTATGTGTACAAGCGGCTCAAACGCAATGCCTTGTACAATTTCCGACGCATACTGTACCTTAGTTCCTCCATAGGTAAGATTTTTGTCTATAAAATTATAAACAAACCTTTTAATTCTGGTTTCAAACATCAAAGGACGAGGAACTGAAAAGGCATAGACTATATCCTTTGACCATTTGATTAATTTCGTTGACTTCTTTTTCCTCCGGCTCCTTTCTTCGTCGTCATCGTCGTCATCATTGTCATCATCGTCCAAGTCAGCGTCATCATCGTCCAAGTCACCTAAAATTTCGCCTGTGTTACTTTCAACAATTAGTTGTTTACCACGCACCCGTAAGTTTTGTGCTTTACCTATTTTGAATCTCAAATGTTGGCAATGGTTTTCAATTTTGTTTTCACCTTGTGGATTTCCGTTAAAAGCAGCCAGATATACCCATTGGAACCATTTACGCAGTTTGTGTGTACCTCTATGCTGTGCAGCCCCACGCCACATATTACATTCAAAAAATTTATCTAATGAATTGAAAAGAAAATCAGGGTTTCCATTCATTTATGTCTTTGTAGATTTGCTTTAAATACGTGTAATAAATAGAAGCTGTATCGAGTGGTTGCTTTTGGATGATTGGGAAACCTCGGGGTCATTAGATTCAGAGATGTATAGTGCGACAGGCGGGGTACCGAACAAATGTAAACCCAAAGGTCATCTGGCGGTTCGTCCCGCTCATTCTCGCCGCCGCAAACCATTTACGCAATGGTACAACATTCTTGTTGTCGGGCGGGTTTGGCAGAGGCTGGGATGAGTGATACAATTTCTTTCATTGTTTCGTTAGCGTTTTCCAATGCGTTGGAAGTCAGAAAATGGATGTTGGGGTATTTCTGGGCCAGCAGCTCTCGGTACTTTGCCGGGGTTGCTCCTGGTAAATCTGATTTGTTACAAACCGCAGCATATATTTTGTCTTGCTTGTGATGTTGTTCGTGGGTCTGCAGAATTGACAGGAACGATTTTTCCAAAGTGGCGTCAAATATATAGACGACGATACTGCAATTTTTGACAAACATTTGCACCACATGTATAAAGCGGGGTTGGCCAGAAGTGTCCCAACATTGCAGTCGCAGATTGCCGGAATTGTAGGATATCATGTCCACCCCCACTGTTGGCAGGCGATTCATTTTTTGATGTGTCGCGGTTTTGAGCAACGTGGTTTTGCCCACGCCGCAATCACCAATGAAAATACATTGAACAGATGGCAGCATCTGTGTGTTTTGTTGTTGATTAAATACACATAAAAGACTGTTGACAAGTGACCATCATTGATAGAAGAAATAGAGACTTCCAAAAATCTCAAACTGTTTTTGACAAACTAAAAAGACATATTCTAATCACATCTGTTTTTATATATATGTCGGGGGGAACAAGCCATCTCAGAACCATGGAAAAACGAATCATACAATTGGGGCGACAAATCAAGAAAAAAGTAGGCAGTGAACTGCGCCGTGTAACCAGAAAACATCTTAGCCAATACAACAACACATGTGTTAGGTGTAAACGTGAAGATGTACCAAGAAAATTGATGCATGTCTGCCATGTTGGACCACTCCTGGCAGACAAAGTAGAAGAAGATACACGACAACTGATGGGTGAATACCAAAGCTCTGGGCAATTAAATAGTGTCAAAACTTACGAGGCTACTCTCAAGTTTGAGGAAATGTTTGTCAAAAAAATGGTAGATCAGACATTGGTTAAGCATGCAGAGCAGCGTATATGCACTATACTTGCATGTGCAAAATGCAATAGCAAATACGAAAGGGAGGACCCTTCCCAGATAGAACGTGCTTCATGCTGGGAAAGGTCTAGGTACGGCACCTTAGTACCTCGTAGAGACGATAGACGTTCGTCGGAGAAATCAGCCCGTCCCGGTGATATCCGATATTTTATGGGTGCGCATGGGAATGGCGGCGACGTGTCCGATAGCGACTCTCAACCCGTATCCGATAGCGACGACATAGACGATAGCAACGGCACGATGAGCGACGACACCTCACCGTCAGATACTCCACTGCCCGACTCTCCTAATCTGTCGGGTCTGTCGGGTCACAAGCGTTCCAGGCCAACCTCTTCAGCTTGGTCAAGTGAATCGGCGCCCAGGAAGTCAGCGTCGAAACGCATTAAACTACCACCAAAGCCTCTCACACCAGATGAAAAGGCAGTGTTTGAAGAGTGGTGTTCCACATGGCGCAATGTCAATACCATTCCCCGCACTTACATTAAAACAATGGACTTGAGGGTCAAAGATGCGAAATCATACGAAAACTTTTGCCAAGGAGAAAGTAAAGAACCAATCGTACGGAAGCAGTTCATGGCTGCTATGGCAGCATTAGGCCACACACCAGAATATTTACATATAAAGGGCAACTCCGTTGGTTTTTTTGACATTGCGTTTGTTGACGAAGACTGTCCGCGTCCCCGCCGTAATTGTAGGCCTCGTCCCCGCCGTATTTGTAGGAACAGTGAAGATTTTTCAAGAAACGGCCAAAATTTGTCCAAGGACAAACGACGTTTGTCCTTGGACAAAATAGATGTTGAACCCGCCGTCACACACTTTTCAACATGGGAAAATGAGCATGTTTTAGTATGTGACAATACAACAGAAGAATGGGGCTGCAAAACACGTCCCCGCAAAACACGTCCCATATGTCATGAAAAGTGTGCAAAAGTCTGGGACAGTTATGAGAAATTCAGTGCGAATTTAGACAACAAACACCGTTTTAACAAAAGCACGTTTCAAAATGTGATGAAAGAACGTGGGTTTGACCGTGTCCGGAGTGAACTACGAAATCCATGTGGATACGAAGGGAATGACTGGTACTACACCAATCTGAAAGTGACTGGTGAACCATTGTAACAACGAGTAAACAGTAAACTTAGAACCACGTCCGCATTTTACACAAACGGAACAAATTAAAAAATTAGTGTTTAACTATCTGTACAAGCTTTAACAGGATTGACGAAAAATCAATGTACAGAGTTTGGCCGGCATACAGCGATGTAACTAATGCAAACACATTAAAATGGGTTTTGTGTTGGAAGTACAAAAACGAAGAGCAAAAAGCATTTTTTCAAAATTTTAAATTTTAAATAAAAGATTTTCTTAAAATAAAATCTATGTATGTCAGGACTAATCTTTCCACTGAATCGACCTACCTTTGTCTAATTTCTTGGTTTCTTTTGTGCCCATGCGGGTATATTTGACGAGGGACGTGGCCTACTTCTCTTAATTTGTGTAGAAACTCTTGGAAGTTTTTCCTCACGCATGATAGTTAATTCTTCATAAGTAAAATCGCTGAGTGGTATTTTTTGACCCTTAACCTTCAGCCATATTTTCCATAAAGGCCATTCAGAAGCACAGTATCTCTTGGCTACGTAAGAGAGTTTATTAACTTGTTTGCTTATGTCTTTACGTAATGCTAACATCTTGTCATTCAAAGAAGGTTGTACAGAAGACTGATGTATCACTGGAGTGGGCACATCTCGAACCCCTTGATTGGATATCATTTGCTCATACCATTCTTCAGCCGACCCATTCGTGATTTCCGACGTTTCTTGCGCGAGACGCCAGATGTCTGGATCTCTTTCTATTTGAAAAGAATCCTCGATGTGACGAATAGTACTCTGATTTGCAACAACTGCTAAATTTGTGATAGGTTGTATGGTTTCGTCTTTTGTTTCAGAATCAGAGATATCGGAACAGGAATCTAAATTGTCACTGTTGTCTGTGGTGTTGTCTTTGGCTTCTTCTTCGTCCGGTTCTACAAGTTCAGAAGTCAAATCCTGAACACTCGCTGCCATCGACCCGACATACTCGTCAATAATATCTTCTCTTGGAGATATGAACCAACATTCATCCAAATTTTTCATTTCTCCGTCTCTTATCATGCGCAGAATGCGCCCCAGAACCTGAATGATAAACATTTTCGTCGTTATATTGCTTAAATAGACACAAACCGCCAAATTTGGTATGTCTACTCCTTCTGAGACTTGTTTAATGGCAATGATAAATTGATGGTCTTCCGGCTGCGTTTTAAACGTGTATATTTTGTCCGAGCCTCCATTTGCAGACACTGCAATGTCAGCACGCCAATTTTTTGTAGCAATACTTTTCAGTTTTTCTTTTCGAAATATTTCCAGTGCAAAATGCGCTGCTTCAGTTGACTCCACTACGATAAGCCCTTGTGTTTTTCTATATTTACGACGCAATAATTGTAATTGTCTTATACCCCGCGAGATCATTTTAGTGGATACTGCATTGCATTCCGGGTTTGTACTGATCGAAAAGTTGAATTTTTTCCGTTTTAGATGTTTAGGGACATCACTTTTTGTATAGATGCGCTTGAAACTGTTCGAGTCCTTTAGTTTCTTTGTGTATTGTGGTACCCGTTTGCCATCTACCGTGTCCACATAGGAATACGACGAATTGCCTTGATCCCAGTTGAAAACGCCGTCTTGTGTCATGTATCTGATTTTGCGCAAGTTTCCATCCTTCATCCCTTGAATGTAAGTATATTTAATGTCAGTGACATTTTCTATGTCGAAATTGTCTCCTAAAAATGGTAATGGTTGCTTATCGGTTCGGTAAGGTGTACCTGATAAGAGAACTATACATTTAGCATGTTCTTCGAAAATATTGATCAATTTGGTTCCCCAAGAATTTTCAAGGGAAGCATGATGTATTTCATCACATATTAACATTGTTGGTATCGTCTCAATCTCGCGGCGCAATTTTGCAACTTGCTCTGGTTTCATACTGGCTATTTGTTGGTATGTTGTTGCCCGCCCATGGAAACCATCTACAAGGGGGTTCATTACTTCTCGTGTCGGCTTGTATTTAATTTCGATTCCATATTCTGCAGCGGATTTTCCCCAACCATTACGTACGACTGAACCAGGGGTGATAATGATGACCCTTTGAACAAGGTTACGCTGTATAGCCAGATATGCCAAAAATATAGCAGCCATTGTTTTTCCAGAGGCTGGAGTAGCATTAATAACAAAGCGATTCTTCAGTGGATCATCAGAGTCTGACCACATTTTTTTTTCAAATTTTTGTACACATTCTTTCTGCCAACCACGCAAGTCATCGGTACATGTCAACCAATGTGGTTTTTGGCTTTTCAAAAACCCAAATTGCGTGGCGTTTACTATTTCTTCTGGTATTTTAAAATCTTCTGTTTGGCACACACTTGACATTTTTATATACCAAAACACTGCCTTAAATACTAGTTTTTATTAATATGTATAAATATTCAAAATATTTTGAATATTTATACAAAATATTCTGAATAAATAACCACCTCCACATTTGACACAAACGGAACAAATGAAGAAAATAGTGGGTGCAGTGTTCGAGTTCGTCCATTTCGTCCCCCACTGAACCGTACAGTGTCTAACTATCTGTACAAGCTTTAACAGCATCGGCGACCGCGTCTCCGGATGGATCTAAATTGTGTTGAAAGTTGGGGTTCCAATGGCTGGCCGACTCTGACGAACACGCAATGGACGACTCTGTAAACAGTACGGTGTTTGCAGCGTTTTTGTGAGGAAAGTATTCGTCAAAGAGATCCCGATACCACCGAGCCTCACTGGAGACCCCGATGGACTCACCGTATTTCTCGACGGCGGTCTTTTTTAGTTGGTCGATCCATTCCGAACCCACTGCGTCCGAAAACTGAGCTTTGGTTCGATTCAACACACAGCTGGGTACCAGGTCGCTGAACACTTTCCGCAAGTACCACTTTTCCGCTCGAGGGCCATCGGGGTGGGTGCCCGACATTTTGTAGCGAGGATGCAGCACGTCCATGGATCAGATTGGCATTCAATCGGTGCAGCAAACCCTTCGAGACTGGTGCGAGGAGGATGACCGCCGCACCTGCCTGTTCATCACCCACGAACCGGGTCAACATCGCGACACCTCCATCTACCAGAACCACGTCCGCATTTTACACAAACGCGGACGCTCCTCGCTGGTCGAGACCGACATCACCCAACCCACTCAGAAAAAATGCAAGACGGAAGAGTGAGACCAACACAGTTTAGATTTAGAACAGAATATATTAATAAAAAAATGTTAGACATAAGTTTAGTTCAACCTGCATAGACATTTATTATGTCACCACATAATGTCGCAACATTCCCAACGTGAGTGTGAACGTTTCCTCTATGACATAACATGCAAAATCATGAAAGACAGAAAGGAATTCAAGCATTTGATTTGTCCCATCACTGACCAAATAATGATAGACCCTGTAATAGCGAGTGACCGCAAAACCTACGAGCGATGTACAATTGTGGGCGCCTATCAACGGGGGGACACTAATCAACCCCTAACCGAGAGATGTCCCAATTATATGGCGAAGGACATGATAGCTGCTTACAAGCGCGGTACAGTTTATTTGCTTCAACCTCAAAAACATATCGGGACGTATGTTTTGAAACTCGGCGATAGCAAACATATAGATTTGACCAGAGAAAAACAATATGGAAAGAATACAGACATTATATTTCATGTGCAGTGTGATTATTATTGGTTGGTGGAGAAGGCTCTCAAGGACGAATTTAACCGACATTTTGAGTGTGTCAAGATAGAAAAGAATGGGAAGATGTTGCCAACAAAGGAATATTTCCGAGGCAACCTGCAGGACATGCAGGATTGTTGGATATCTGTTGTCTCGAAGATAATGAGAAGACATCGCTCCTTGGACAAACAGATCAATGTGTACGCCAGCAGAGAATCCGGACCGGTGGTTGTTGACTTGGTTGTTGACTCCAGTGGTGATGACGACACCTCGATGGGTCCGGAATACGCCATGAACAATGTCGACTCACGGTTGAATTTGCAACAAACAATGCGACAACAGTTCAACTCCAGCAGTGATGGCGACACCCCTGATGATACATCCGAGACTCCACTGTCGGACTCTCCTAGTGACAGTAACACTCCCATGGTGTTGAGGGAAACCACACTGTCAGGTCAGAAGCGTCCCCTGCAAACCTCGTCAGCGTTCAGTCGCGAATCGTCTGCAGACAACAAGCGCAGGCGTAGGAAAACAATACCAACGCCTCTCACAACAGATGAAAACGAAGTGTTTGAAGAGTGGTGTTCCACCTGGCACATTGTCAAAGGCTCTAAAATCAAAACACATGACTTGAGGAATAATCATCCGAACTCATACAACAATTATTGTGAAAAAACAGGGACAGTTCCAATGAAACGGATGCAGTTCATGGCTGCCATGGCAGCATTAGGCCACACACCAGAATGTTTATATATCCCACGTCCACAGGGCAACGGAGTTGGTTTTGTCGACATTGCGTACATTGACGAAGACTGTCCCCGTCCCCGCCGTAATTGTAGGAACAGTGAAGATTTTTCAAGAAATGGCCAAAATTTGTCCAAACGTTTGTCCAAGGAAAGAATAGATGTTGAACCCGCCAACGCACACTTTTCAACATGGGAAAATGAGCATTGTTTAGTATATGACAATACAACAGAAGAATGGGGCTGCAAACGTCCCCGCAAAACACGTCCCATATGTCATGAAAAGTGTGCAAAAGTCTGGGTCAGTTATGAGAAATTCAGTGCGAATTTAGACAACAAACACCGTTTTAACAAAAGCACGTTTCAAAATGTGATGGAAGAACGTGGGTTTTACCGTGTCCGGAGTGAACAAGGAGTTCCGTGTGGATACGAAGGGAATGACTGGTACTACACCAATCTGAAAGTGACTGGTGAACCATTGTAACAAACCGGGCGCAATAGTTACACTATCTGTAATATAAATATATTCTAAACATTTTTCTCGCGGGCTATTGTTTTGCTATTGTCTAAAACAATAGCCCGCGAGAAAAGATGGATTTTATTCATCGAAAAAAAGGTATTATAAGTATTGTGGCCCTGACTCTAACAAATGCCTCCGAAAAAAAAACGCCGGGTCACTCCCTCCAATCATTGGTCCGCAATCTCCACGATCTGCAAGTCCAATGCTAAACTGGCCAAACAAAAAGAAGACTACTACGCCCTGCTCAAACAACTGTCAACCATTGTCGAAAAAGAGTGGACTGGTCCCGAACAAGCCACCGTCATCGTTCAAACAGTGACGGACTGGATTGCAAATGTGTTGCGGCAGGAACAGTCCATTGTGGAATCCAGAAACCAATCTTTGCAAACCATGCGTCAAGTGGATGTCTTGGACAACGACGCCCTGAAATTGGCGGCGGCCAGTCTAACCGAGTATGAATTTCAATTGTCGGCCCACAAAAATGTCATTACACGATTCAGCAGAATTGTGCGGTACAAAGACGGGTCATTACCCACTCACACCAAACAGTGGCTTCATCGTTTTTTTAAACAGTGGAAGACGACAAACAATGTCTTTAATCAAAACATTTTGAGTGTTCAAGAGTCTTTTCGATGGTTGGAAGTCAGTTTCCCCGATTTATTGTCTGAGGCCAGCAAAAAATGAGAGGCTCGTTTGCAGTGGTGGAGCAAGTACAATGACAGGGACGCGGTGCAACAGCAGGGTTTTTTACAACCCCACCACACACATCGGCACATTTTGACCCACACATTTAAAAACCACAACATGCACAGTAGAAGAACAAGTTGGGGTAGCAATAATAATAAATCCATTACTGACAATTTGGTTGTTTACATGTACATTTATATACTTTTCTACGCTTGGGTGGTGGCACTGTATCCGCTTTCACTCTGGCCCAGTACAAGGCAATTAAGATTGCGTCCGCGATATCGTCTCTTTTTTTGGGGTCGAACGTTTCAAATAATTTTTTATTCTTGCTTGGGATGGACAAAGTGGGGATGATGGCAATGGAAGCTTTTTTGTTTTTTGCATAATTGCCAGTTGATATTTTAAAATGATGTCGGACGGATTTGGGTGAAACCAAATGGGATTTGTTCCAAAAAAAACATTGAAAAGCAGTGGCTATCACTTTGAATTTGGCGGTCATTTGAATTTCGATACAAACGGCATCGGCTGCCTCAAATACAGACCGAGATGCATCAACAAATGTTTTGACCAGATGTGCATATTTGGTGTGCATTTTCTTTGGTTGTCCTTCCAACAAATCGTACCGGCCAAAATTTAAAAACGTCTCTTTTTGGGTATCGTACACGGACCAGCCAAGATTGCGGATACCTGGATCAATTGCAACCACAATCATACTTTGATTTATTTGTGAGGGGCTTTTATACGATGAAAGTATTTGGAAAATACAGCGCCGGGCTGTGTCTCTGATGGTGTCTCTGATGGTAAAGTAGGTCGACCAGAACAGGTGGCAAAAATAGGATTTTTCCCAAGACGAATCAGTCTGGTCTTGTTGCGATGGCAAGTCACGCAGAGGGCCTGCAAATTTTCCGCGACGTCTTGTCCGCCGTCCTGCAATTCTACAATGTGGTCGACTTCGAAAGTGGGGGGTATTGGGAACAGTTGGCACATGTTACAGGCATATTGTTGGCGATATGCTATTTCGATACGCAACGACCTGCTTAGAACACGTTTCGGTATTTTTTTAGTATATTGCTGGAGGCTGTGTCTGAGGGAATTTGCGTTGGGGTGGAGACTGTACGAGTTGTCCATAAACCACTGCAGAAAATGACAGGCAGATTTACAAGAGACCAGTGTGCCAGTGATTATCAATGGTTTGTTCTGACTGTAGTCATATTGTTCAATGTTTTGCTGAAAATCTCTGTCGTCCAACCCCAAAGTTTGTTGCAGAGTCTGTAACCCTATATAATGTTGGCGGTCAATCACAGTCAGTTCCATTAATTTGCCATCAATATTAATTGTGTTACTGATCCATTTGTACATATAAGATTTAATACTATATAAACAACTTTATATGTACATGAAAACATGCTCCTTGGGGGCACTCAAAATACAGTGATAGAAGACAGTGCAGTCGTCAAACCATCTCCATCTCTTGGAATGCATCTGCAAGAAAAACACGTGCAAGACAAGATAGTCTTGGCTCCACCCACACCATTGCCAGCAACTCCACCCACACCCTTGCCACCACGCGGGGCCGTTGAAGGATGTCTGCCAGTCCATTCAAATATTTTAGAATTGCGGTTTCGCAAGGCACTGAAAAAAAATAATCAGAGCGTGTTACAACGATGTCTGGAATCTGGCTACATCCCTTCCGACAAACAGTGGATAACCATTATTTCACGCCTGCATGTGAAATCTGCCCTGAGTTGCCTTTATTTAGCAAGAACACTGTCAACAAATTGTGTCTCTGCCGCTATTCGTCGTCAACATCGGAAATTGTTCAAAGAAGTCGTCACTCGAGTAGATGTCATACCACAATCTCAGATAGATGTGCTTATGGCAGTACCTGCTTATTATTTAGAAATATGCTTGAACCGAGGTCTAGACCCCAACCTAACGTTGAAGAATCACCGTTTGCCACTGGAACACGCCTGCGCACATTCCAGAATTGCGCACATAGAAATTTTACTCAATGACACCCGAACGACAGTCTCACAAAATGTCTGTCGTTTTATGATTCGTCAAACAAAACAACAGAAATTTGCAGAAAAGGCAATTGAACTCTGTGAGAACATTGTACCAGATATGATTTTAGAGGCGATTGTTGCCAATGTCACCTCTGCTTTGTGCTCTATCATGACAAAATTAGAAACCACTTATGAAAACAACCCACAATGGGATGAAATTACACACATGTTGAGGTGTCCAATTTCACAAGACTACTCGGCAGATTTGGTCAAGACACCAGTGAACAACCATTACTACGACAGAGTACAATTGTTAACTTGGGTGAGGTCGAAAGGCACCGACCCAATGACACGAGCACCATTGCAAGAGTCGGATTTGCTGTTGCGCTCCGAATTTTTGTCAAAATATGCCAGAACATTGAAACAAAAAATCCAAGAATTAGATACCAAATAAGATGTTCCTTTTTTTTATCAATCTACACTATTTACTACTGTACCAATTCTCTTTATAATGCTACAAGATATTACTATTGGTGACTTGCCCCAGTTTGTACAAATTGCCGTCATTGTCGGCTTGGCAATGCTTGCCATCTGCCTGGCATGTGTCTTTGCCAGAATAATTAGTCTCCTTAAAACAATGTGGTGCATACTGTGCTGCTGTTGCCAAGACTCGGAGTATTCGGAATTGGAAGACTGAACGTTTTTGCATACAAACAATGTTTAGAGTCTCCCCTCTACGGGTCTCGACATCTCCTCCCACAACCCTGTCTCCAGCATGTCCTGCATCAGCCGATTCCTCTTGATCTGTTGACGTTCGTGCGCGACACAGTCGGCGGCCCATTTCCCCTCTACACTGTTGATATCCAGGGATGGACATTCTATGGGGCCAACATTGTAGAGTTGAATGTTATTCGCCATGTTGTGCCACTGTTACTGTCATCCACACAAAATAAAACATATGTGCTATATGTTGGATACCAATTGTGTGCTATATAAAATAATATAACCCTCCTCATTGGAGTTAATGAAAGACACTATTTCCCTGTTGTTATTTTCATAAAAATGCTCAAATTTGTAGTTGGTACAGTGGTGGGATGGGTGGCAGCCCGGTCATTACCGGCGGCCCCGTTGGCACCACCCACATTGGAAGAGTTGACAGAATTGGCACGGCAGAGTCAAACACACTACGACAATTTTATACAAAAAATACAAGATGATACAAAAAAATAGAATTTACAGTTCAGTTGTATTTGCATGGTGTACTTCTTTCCATATTGGAAAGTTAGAGACTCCAAAACATCGGCGTTTCAACATTTGTATTTTAGAGTGCATGACTTCAAAAGGGACATTTTTCAAACGAAAATTCTCAGTGATTTCCAAACACAAATTCCAGAAAGACCGATTGAACGGAATGCGCCACATTCTAGTCAACAACGGTGTCCAGACCACAAACAATGTCTCGGAGGTTTTTTGAGATGCCATTTCTTGATGAATTTGCATCATGTAATAAGGTGCGGGTGTCTTCCATTTTTTTAGCATGACTGCTTTCATTTCTTCGGGGGTTTTACCAATCCCACCGGCCGGACATTTGATTTCAACATTGGCCCACCAATCTGTAGAACCATCCTCTTTTAAAACAACAAGGCCGCCATCTGGAGACGCAGCATAAATGTCGTCAATTGGAATCATTGGACATTCAAAAAAATGAGAATTAGGAATGTTGTCCACAATCACATCGACGGCACTGTCCTCGTGTTTACTGCCCCAAGCCATGCGAGATTTAGCAACGTCGTCAAAATTTTCAACAGTAACTCCAAACCATTTTTCCAAAATGTCATCCCAGTCACTCTCTTGTTTAAAGTTAAAGTACAAATCGGAGGGTTTGGACCCAGTTATACGACCCTTTCTCCCGTCCAACCATTCTTGCGAACCTTGTTCGGGAGATGCTTGGAGACCTTGGTCTTTTAATGAATATATGTTACGAATACTCATATTTAAAAGTATGCATGTATTGTACACAGTACAAAATGGATCCATCATATTCTTTACATACTCGCAACCACCAGCCAAAAGTATCTAAAGTCAAAAAACGCAAACGCAGGACAGTGCAGTTACAGACAGACAACTACAGAGCCCACAAATACAAATGCTATCAATGTCAAGAAGACGTGTATTTTTTGCCCGGACACGAACTGGTATGTACAAAGTGTTCATCTCGAATCGTGGAGAAAAAAACAGATGTGGAACAGAAACGTATCATCAGTGCTCGATAGGGCAAACGATTTCAAGAATCTGCAACCACTCTAAACCCTTGCTCCTTCAATTGTTGCAAAACTTTTGCATATTGTGTTTTTTGTTCGTCAGTCATTTCAGAGCCATGAGTCTTCATTTTATGCCGAATATGCATCACCTTACGAATCGAACGCCATGAACAGTTTTTAACCCCCTTCGTTGCTATGTCTTGACAGTCATCCAACTCTTTATCGATAATTCGCCTCTTTTTTTTTACTGAATTCATCAATTGGTTGTCAGCGTTGTGTTTCGCAATATTGGCTTCCAATGCCGACATTCGGTCGTTGTACAGAGTTTGTTCGTACTCGAGTTTTTGTTCCAGTATCTGCCTTCTTTCTGCCGTTGCTTGTGATAATTGAGAATTTAAACTTTGGGTCATCTCCTCAAAGCTCAGGAGAACGGCAGCACGCTCGCTCGAGAGTTCAGAGTTGCGCAGAGATATTAATTCATCGTCACGGAGGTCTTCTGCCAAATGCTGGGAGGCGGCTTCTAATTTACGTTTTGGCATTTGTCTAATGGTGTAGGTCAACATTTATAATCGAATACACACAAGTGTGTTACATGTTTGTAAAGAAAAAAAAATTATGTTTATACATCATTTCTTCCTTTACACTTGTATTCTTTGCTCAGCTGCTGACACATACGAACACCCACAACTGTAGCATTTTTTGGCACGATTGCTTTTTGCCATCGTGCCACACCCTGAACATCGCTTCGTATATTTGCCCCGCCTGTCATCTATTCTACTCTCTTTGATGGGAAATAAAAACTGGCATCCTGAACATTTTTTTGACACGTTGGACGGGGCAGAGCGACCACATCTTTTGCATTTTTTAGTGTTCATTTTGCGCACAGATTTGGACAGCGTCGCAGACAGCATCGCAGATTTGGACACTTTAGGCATGTCGAGAGGGTGTATCTGGTCTTGGGTCCGGTCTTGGTTGGGTCTTGGTTGGGTCTTGGTTGGGTCTTGGTTGTAACAAATAGAGAGGGCACATGTCGTGTCTATATATTAAGACTGCAAATAATTTGATTTTTTTTGCCGCCACCAAAAAAGACCTGTGGATTGTGGAAGAACCCCTACGACTTCCCATGTATCGTCGTGAGGCCATGAATGGCCATGTGCTTCGAATCGAAATAGGCCCAATTTGTTTTCACTGGGAGACAATGGGTTGTCCAATCGAAGTAGTCTCATTGACTGATTGACTGATAGCTTTTGGGCGGCCTCAAGCAGTTTGTTTTCGTAAAATTCGTCCAGAGCAGCGCATCCGCCCAATGTATTAAAGGTCTCCATCAGTTCAGACAGGCAGCGAACATGGCCTGACTGCAGAAACGTGATGCATTCCACAAATCTTGCTCTTGGTATTTGATAATTGTCCACAAATGTCAAACGGTCAAACTCGTCGACATCGGGGTTCGCAAACCCATCGACCATTCCAAGGAACCGTGCTAATACTGGTGGACAGTTTCGGAGCGAGTCAGTGTCCACTGCTACACAACCACCGTCGGAACACAGAATGCAAACCATATTCATCTTATGGATTCTTATTTGTTGGCCAAAACGTGTGAAGAAACAGGTGTTAAATTATATTCTTTAACTATATTAGTTTTTAGCAGCTCGCTACGTCGATACGCTTATAGTATTCTCCCAATGTAAACTTTTTATTAGAAGTTGCGGAAAGCTTTTCACTTGTTTCAAATGTACTTCCCGCAATCATTCGCAAGTCAAAGCTTACACGACTCACGCCGGTCGTATTGATTTTATTGAAATGACGCAACGAATTTAAATTCCCACAGTTATGTTCAGTGGAATAGATACTAGCTTATGGGTCAGCACATTAGAAAAAGGACAGTCGCTGCCTCAGTTGACGCTGCCTCAGTTGACCCTGCCTCCACTGACCCCGCTGCCTCAGTTGACCCTGCCTCCACTGACCCCGCTGCCTACAGCACCCCCGCATCCTACAGCACCCCCGCAACAAGTGAGGGTCTGAGCACCACCGCAATTGTTTTTATTGGCATTGGTGGCTTAGTTGTAGTGTATGTCGTTGTTATGTTTTTAAAACGCAAAAAATCCAAAGACAATAACAAATACAACATGCTCGGGTCTGAAGAAGAGTCAGATGCTTCGAGTCTGTTCTCGACAACGACATTAAACTTTTAAATAATATCTTTTTATTTATTATTATATTGTACAAATCCAAAAAACATGTTTTGTCCAAGCCTGTGGAAAAAATTATTGTTTGCTTATATGTGAAATATCAAGTGCGGCCAGTGTTTTAGCCAAAAATAAAAATGACCAAATTAATGCATCTTCGTCGTTCAACACGCCACGGTCTCCGTCGTTCGACCCGCATCAAGCCCAAAAGAGTTCGAAGAAAAAAAGTCACAAAAGCTCCTAGGGATTTATACGACCGAGATTTGGGCGGCTACAAATTTGTGTGTGCGCACAAAAACAATAAATGGCACGCCACAAAACGGTCGTCAAAACAGCTGAGGGAAGAAGAGAATCTTTGCAAAAAATTGCGGAAGGGTAATATTTCCAAAGATGGATATGTCATTGACCGTTTTTTTGTTGACGAGGACACGGGGGAAACGACGGGTGTTGAAGAGACGGACGATTTGTTTGCCAAAGCCGACACCATTGCAAACTATTCTTCGGACGAAGAGGAGGAAGAATGGGAGGAGTGTTAGATGCACATGGACTGCATCAGTTCTTCCAAACAATGTGCCTCGATGGTCGCCTTTACGGCGGGCCATGTTTCAGTGACATGTCTCTCCCATTTGTGGTTGCCATTTTGGACTTGAAGAGCGCACCATATAAACTCAAATATGTTGGTTGTCCAATCGCGCGAAGCTCGTTGCCACCGGACAATCGTGAATTCGTCGACATCCGGGTTGCATTCGAAAAGAACTTGCATGAATTCTGCTGGGGAGGAAGGGTTTTTTTTTTTAATGTTGGTCCAACTAAGTGCCAGAGACATTTGTCGGGCACATGATTTGTATATATTTATATACATAAGTCCCACATAGTTACCTCTTATTATTTTTCAAGGAATAAAAACATAAAATACTACAAAAAATGAATCCTTTTCAACTACAACTGTTACTAATGTCCATGCCATCCGTGCCGCAGAAAGCTCCAATTTTTCCCAAACATCTGAAAAAACGACTGGTCCGTCAGTTTAAAAGACATGTCAAACACAAACGTGCAAACAGACACATATTTACAAATAAAGATATGAAAATGTAATTTATATGTGTTTTTGTATGCGCCAGTATTTTTTTGAAGTTCCCCATTCAATGCACGAAAACGTATGGTATGTACATTTGTAACATTTGTAAATCATAAGATAAAAAAAGATGTATAAATATATGTAATATCAGAACAAGATGTTGCATGCTGAATTGAAGCCCATCGAGAAACAAATAAAAAAGACTTTGGACAGTAGGTCTTTTAACCGCATTCAGATGCAAATCCCTTTTAATGAATCGTCCATTATATTCTTGGCTTCAAATACTCGAGAACATTCTTCTTTTTGGACCAATTGTCTGATTGAATTAATCAATCACGACCTGGCTGTATATGGTGGTCGGCACCTGTACCCTAAAATAAAAGACTCGAGCAAAGTGTTCCAAGACGGTCTTGTACAACTGCCCAAACGTTTAAATTACACTGGTCAGCTGGGACGGGCCGACATCCCCACTCGCTGCTGTCTTCGAGTCATTTACGGAGGTGGACAATCGGATATGGATGCTGGTTCTTTGAATGGCCTTGTTGATTCATTTCGAGAAACTGTCGAGGGCATCAAATACAAGGACGCCGACCCCGATTTCACTGCCTTTTTTGGCTATTTAGAATGGACCTGTCCCCAAGTTCCACCAGGGGGCATTGTGGTGTGGCATGGTTTTCATACAACCAAGGGTGACAAAAATTCCATTACTCCGAAAGCCACAATGTTCATGGACTATGCTGAACACGCCATTCTGGATTCACGCCAAACCGCCCACTACACCACACTGATTCGTTCCCAACCGTTTGACCCTGGTTCCGGCACATTGAATGCCAGAAGTTCCAGAACCACCATTGAATTCAATGCTGCCAAGAACATTCCCCAATCTGTTCAATTGCCCAATACTCGCATTGCTGGCGGTGTTCAACAAAACCGACAAGTGGGGAACATTCAGATTGACCGCGAAGCTGTTCTTCATCAAGGATACGGAGTCATTGTTCCTTGCAAACATGGCACGGCTCCACCAAACGGATGTTTTCCATGGTACATGTCGTCGGACGAACTGCAGCAGTACCAATTGCTCCGTCAAAATTGTAAATTTGAATTTGAACGTTTTTTGACGTATTGGGTCTTTGAAAGAGAGATGCGTTTTTTAACGTATTGGCTGTTGCGCTATTCAAACAAACGTGGCTTTGCAGAACTCTGGAACATTATGGACCAATCTGTTGAGTTTTTTGACATCGAATCCCGACGATTCCGCTGGCCTCAAGTTGTCCAGTACATTGTCGAACAAAATGGACAACCCGCGGCGGTGTCGGAACTTGGCGGATTGGTTTCGTCCGACAGTAAAATGTCCAAGATGACCGCGGAACAAATTGTCCAGTACCACTACAATTCGTGGGTCGCCCTGTTTTTAAATGCACGCTTTCTAGATGTAGGGACAAGACCAAACCAAGCTCTTTTTGCAGAACAGTCCCGATGTTGGTTTGCCATGTTTGGGGGTCGTTTTGGAAACCAAACAATGACGTCGACACTGGCAGCACAAGCCGTTCTTAACAACAAGTATTTTATGTACTGGAGAAACCAAATGGGGTCGCAGGCACCTCACAAAACCCAGGGTCCTGCCATGTGTGTGGGTACATCTCTTGCGGATGTGCAATCGTTCATTCGTAAAAAGGTAGAGGATGGACCCGTCGCACATTTGCACCGGCGAATGGCTCAGGGAGGTGGGAAAATAATTGCGGGCGATTCGGGAATGGGAGCTGGGACGACATACACTGCGGGGTCGGCGCATTTGCAGATGCAAACCGGGGCATTTGGCAGCACCCTTGCTTTGGCCTTTTATTCCGATCCATTGGTTGTTCTTGAACGTTTCCGTGTGAAGACTCAGGCAAGTTGGGGGGCGGGCCATGTCGACCACAATGTACAATCCCGACCAAAAATGATTCAGTACGTTAAAAAAACAGAAAAAAATTAAAATTCAATCACTTGTTCATCTAAAAAAAGGTTGTAATCTGTACCTCTACTTATCCCGAGCTCTTTGTCGATGCAGGCTTGGATATGCTTGCAACAGTTGCGGGCTTCTGCTCGGTGTTGGTGTGTGAAATCTGGACAAGTGCACGACCAAATGTTGGGAGTACGGTAGCTGACATTGTATTGAAAGTCAGCACCAAATTTAAAGTAAACAACTCTGAATTGTTTGCTGTTGACATTGGTGGGAAGTACAATGGGGACAACTGGTAGACCAGTCGGGATATTGTAATGCCCACGGGGCACATCCCGACATTGACGACCAATGGGATTGTGTGTTCGAAAACAAGCGTTGGACATTTCTACAGAAAAAAAAAGAGTATTTATATAATCCAATATTTATAAAATGTCAGTCTGCAATATCACCGTCGATTTAACACAGTACATATTGGGAAATACCAAATGGCAACACGACGAAACAACAGCCAGACAATGGGTACCGAAATGGGACCTTCACAATTACAACTGGTCGCGATGGGTAACACTGACTTCTGTTGTGCAAGTGTCGACAACTTGTCTTCCTGCAGAGAAAATATGTGGCCGTGGTCCAAAAGGCCGTCGAAAAAGAAAAGGTTGCTGTACAACAAGCGTCCTTGGCCCAAAAAGTGGCCGCCACGATTGAAAAACAAGCCAAGAAATCAATCAACACCCAAAGGGGCACAAAAAAAGAAGCGTCCGACCTCGAAATTCTTCAACGAACTGTGCCAAATGTTAAAGCGGGAAATGACCGGTCGTATTTTCTAAACGTCTCGCGGGGCGATGGGGCGTACGGTGCGTTTGTCATTGGTAGAATTGACGGGTTTGACCACACCACAGATACGATTTACGAACTCAAAAGTCGCTCCTCGCGTTTGTTCCACAGTTATAAAGATTTGTATGTTATACCCCTGATTTTCAATTCGCCCTCCGGTTTCATTAAATACTTTGATGCACTCACCAACTGCTCCAACCTGCCACTCGTTGCAATGGCAACAATATTAATTTCCTCGTGAAGTTCCTCAACGGAAAAGATCGACCGGTTCATGTCTTCCGAAGTGGCGGACCATTTGGCGGGGACCAACCCCTCGTAACACTCATCGTCAAAAGTTAGTTCACCGACACCAAGAGTCACATGGTAAGTTCCGTGCTCGATGTGTGACATGCAGTTGCACATGTCACCTCTCAATGCTTCTTTGCACGGTTGCCCATGCATAAAACAACAACAGAGGTGGTCTTTAATGTGGCACTCTTCCTCTTCATTGAATGGGTCGCCATGTTTACTTTGCAAATAAAAATAACAATTGCCACACTGACGGGCGGACCAACCACCCCATTTGTGGTTCATGGCTTCTTCGCGCGTGCACTCGACCACGTCGCACCAAGCTTGCTTGTTCCACAGCGCGCGCTTGCTGAGTTTGACAAGGCGATGGAGAGTGCCAAAGTTCATCCGTTCCAATTCTTGCGTAGAAATTTGTTTCAACTCGGTTTCCAAATTACGCTGTTTTTTTTTGGGCTGATCATTACGACGTGCAGCCTTTCTTTTGACACCTTTGGCGTCCGCGGGGGGTTCAACATGGTCGTAAATGACCACGGGCTCTCCACGGTGGGTGGGTGCGAATGGTGCTTGGGCATGGGTGGGTTGGGGTGCAGACATGTTTTTTTTTAGGGGGGGGGTTGTATTTTGTGCGTTTACCTTACGCGCCCAGCCAGCAACGCGCGTTTTTCAGGCGAGTGCGTAAATACGTCTATTCTAAATTTAAAGTCTTTAAATGCCAAAGCGTAAAATAATTTCTGTCGATACTAAACCAGTGTACAAGCGATTAAAACGCTGTACGACACTCGAAATACTACTGCAACGTGTACACAGAGACAATAAAGACACTAAAAATAATTAATCATCCCGTTTACGTTTTTTTACGGGAGGTCTACTGGTACGAATTGTTTCTTTGCCCTTGGCAACACGAACGTTGTCCGTTTGAATGGTGGCTTTGTAGTCCATCGTTTCCACAAATTTCTTAATGGCTTTGCCCTGCTTGTCCTCCGGATTCCACTTGTCAAAGTCGTGGACCGCTTGGTGTGTTTCACGCACAAACTTGGCGGCTTCCTCGTCGAGTTCGTCGGGATCGGCAAACTCAAAATCGGAACCTTCGTCGTCGGGAACCACAAAGCCGTCGTCCGCATAACCGTGCATGGCAGGATTGGACGAAGACTGCCCAGTACAACGTATTAAAGACCGCGAAGTGTTGGAACCAGAGCAACTGTATGGTGGACGCGATATACTGTGGCCCCACCCCACTCCAGCCGGGCAACGTATGCAAGAAGTTTGTCGGGATGTGGCACAACAGTTTGGCTCCGAAACTTATGCAACAGTTAATAACTCGTGGGACAAATGCCAATACTGGACAGACGAAAATTGCACAAAAAGTGCCGGTTGCATGAAAGATTGGTCAACGGCCCGGGCTTGGTCAAACGATTGGGGCCAAGGTCGGTGCGAAAAACAGTGCCCTCCTCAGCTAATCAAAAAGGATACCAATACCAGCGACGTGGTGAATTTTATTTTGAAAACAATACATCAAAACTTTGACCACACTACCAATGTAACATTCAATGCTTCCAAAGATGACCTGAGATATGTTGGGATGCGGAACATACCGGTCGAATGGTTGCATGTGGACGACGATATTTTTTGGCTCTATGACGACAATGACAATGACCCGTGGTACGGCCACACCGACAATGTTGCAACGTGGCACACTGGGCTCGTCATTGTTGGTGAACCATCGTGCACGGAACTACCTATGCACAGGGCAACAGTGCCATCACTCGTGCCTATATACAATAATAACGACGCTGCAGTTTTATCAATGGGAATATTCGTTGTTTTTGTAGTCGTTTGTGGGGTTTACTTTTGTTCAAATAATACAAATTGGTGTACAAGTAACAAACGCAAAAAAAGAATATTTAATCCAGACACAATTAGTCTTGGTTGAATTTGTACATCCACTCCTTAATGGTCGAATCAGTTCCTTGTTGTCGTTGTGATGATGTCCAGTCCATGTAAGCACTCTTGGCATCGGGTCTGTTGGCACCACCCAGGGTTGTCGTGTACCATTTGTTTGTACTGTGGTTCCAAATCAAGTAATTGTAATGACCCATCCCCATGTATTTGCATGCCATTAAAAAACCGGGTTCATTGGCTAATCTTTTAATTTTGTTGGGCGCTTGCCACAGCCAAGTGCCTGTTGTCCTCATTTTATCAGGACTGTCGGACAAATATGTTTGCATTTCGGCGGACAGTTGTTGTTCATCATGAATTGATAATTGTGCCAAGTCCATTGTTGGAAACATTTGACAATCATCAATGGTTTGATAAGACATTTGTAGTTTTTGTATAATGGTAGTATAAATACTACCATATGGCCAACATAATGTTTCATCATTTCCAAAAGGGATTCTTATCTGCAGAACCCAAAAGACCACCCACTTCTCCCGCTCCAGTGGCTCCATCGTCGGCCAAAAAGCAACGGCCCGCTTCTCCTGTTTCTCCAGCTCCAGTGGCTCCGTCGTCGGCCAAAAAGAAGGGGTCAAAATTGACCAACAAACAGTACGAACTATTGGCCAGATTGTTGCCTCGTTCACGCTTTCCAGGCAGAGGTATCAAAACATGTAGAGCAGCGTTGGAACACCTGAACGACCCTAAATTGCAGCAAATACTGGCCCAATTCCCACAAATTACAATTGCCAATATCAAAACCGCCCTTAACAAAAGGACACCCACCAACAGCAGTGGTCGCATCGCCACCAACAGTAGTGGCCCAATCTCTATTTCCATTGGAACTCCACAGGGAACCCAGTCCAAAACAAGTCCACATTCACCTCCTCACAGTCCGTCCATCTATACACCACATTCACCCGCCTATACTCCATATTCGTCCGCTTATACTCCTCACAGTCCACATTCGCCCACTTATCCTCCACATTCGCCAGACCCCAGCAGCAACAGTGCCAGCAGTGCCAGCAGCAGCAGCAGTAGTTCCAGCAGCAGTGCCAGCAGTGCCAGCAGCAGCAGCAAACGCAGCAGCAGCAGCAAACCCCCAGGGAAGAAGAGGTCAACATTTACAAAAAAACAGTATGAACTATTGGGGAGACTGTTACCACGTTCACGATTTAAGTTTAACGATGCACCAACTCGTAGATTTGCACTGGTTTATCTTTCGAGAATGGCCGAATCGGTGCCTCTCCCCACGGCATTGACGCCGTATTTGGTGAATAGGATAAGAAATGGGGACATTACAAATGCCAATATTAGCACAATCCTTGACAAAAGGCCCAGGCCCAGCAGCAGCAGCAGTAGCAACAGTAGTAGCAGCAGCAGCAGTAGCAGCAGCAGTAGCAGCAGCAGCAGCAAACCCCCAGGGAAGAAGAGGTCAACATTTACAAAAAAACAGTATGAACTATTGGGGAGACAGTTACCACGTTCACGATTTAAGTTTAACGATGCACCAACTCGTAGCAAAGCACTGGATTATCTTTCTCAGCTGGCCAAAGCGGGACCGGTGAACTTGACGCCGGAGTTGGTGAATAGGATAAGAAATGGGGACATTACAAATGCCAATATTAGCACAATCCTTGACAAAAGGCCCCTGCTCCCCTCTCGTGTTGCATCGTTGGTTAAATTGCAAAAGTGTCTCCGACTAGTACCGTTGAATATAGATGAAAAAAAAACCGCAACAGATTACGTGCAAATATTATCCGATAACGGTCTTGCCACTATTGATGTCAGTAATAGTATGGCTCAAATAATGATGTCAGTTGTTAAAATAAACGAGAGTTCGTTGTGGATATTGTCAGACCCCACTCGTGTATATTACAAAGGTGGTGGTATGTATTCTTGTCACGGGAGGTATAATTTGATGCCAAGCATGAAAAATGGATACAAATGGTGGAGGCATGAGAATTTGAATTACACAGTCTATGTTGCGACAAACTGGGTTTTAGGGTATATTGGCAACCGTGGAGAGAAGATACTTTCCGTTGCCCCTTTGTCCGATACATATCCACATATTCATAAGCAAATCCTCCCACCTCAGTTTGGCTGGTCTGATCTTTCAGCTGGACAAAAAATGATTACTGCTTATGCTTCCGAATCGAGACCGTTGAAGCAAAAGACATTGAGTGATTTCCACTGGCAGTATGACAATAATGCGAGTCACGGGTCTATTGAATGGGCCAATATGAATTCGGACCAGCATGTCGAGATGACCAAACAATTTCTCATGGGTAAAACGATATTTGAGAAAACAGTGTCCGCTACTCAGGGCAACCATCCTACCCCGCCTAAATATATGTATAATTTCAAGACCATGAAACAAAAAAACACCGCCACTGACTTTGAACGCGACATTCGCATTGTGGACAATTCGGCCTTGCCTCTCCCCCCAGTAGTGCACACGGCCAAGCCTATGGTAGCACGCAGAGTAATTTCTAACGTCACGCGTCGGTCTGAATTCCATCGACACAGTGACAATTGGCCCACACAATTGGGTTACCATGGACTAGGTGGACACTGGCTTGGCGAAGACTGTTACAACAATAATCCTGTGCTTCATGGTCTTCCTCCTGCTGACTATTCTTCTTCCGACGACCTACTGAAATATTTCAAATGGCGACCTTTGCCTAAACTTTCAGTAAATAAAGCCCTTGTGGACTATTACTCGTTTGACAGTGCCAAGTTGCGTTTTGCACATTTTATGAACATTGTGAAAAATCAAGAAAAATCGTTTCAAAAGGAATTAAAGTGTTCTGTTTTATTTCATTCCGGCACCATGGAAGGAGTAGCTGGCATCTCTGCCACTGGTTTTCAAAATCTGAGTGCGGCAAATGGTGCAATGTGTGGTACCGGTTCTTACATGTCTGTGTATCCTTACGCCGACTACTGCATGGGCAAGGCGATATCAAATCTGACCTACATGAAATATGATTGTAACAATTTTGGCGCTATGTTGGTCTGTGTCGGGGCCGTGGTACCGTCCGAGTATACGTACGATGCAACCGGTGATATAATTAAAGCAGGTAGTGGTATTCGGGGAACTGCTACCTCCAAGGGCATTTGTGGTGGTACTTTTTTAGAGGATAAAATCGACGATGAAAATGGTGAATTCCCGGTTGCAAATCGCGAAGTGGTGTTTTGGTTTGACAAACAACAGTTTATTTGTCCATTGGGTATAATTATATTTACAAAGTAAAATCAGCAAATTAATCTGTTTCTTGTAGATTCCGAGCAATGTGAAAATAAATTTCATACCATTTTTTATCGCCTACTACATATTCTCCAACTGAAGCATTTGTTGGAATATTGTCAAAGGGAGTTTTTTTGCCGAACCGTACATGGTATCCGTTGTCCATTTTTGGTTTTTTTTGAATTGTGGACGTTTCGGTGATTGGAAATATGGGCCTTTCTAATTTAATCATGTGTTTTATAATTGACATGGTTTTGTCCGAATGTTTTGTGGATGGTACAAATTTATATTTTCCTCGTGCCCAATCATAAATGGGACAACCGTACTTGTTGTCTGTGATATATGTAAAATCTAGAAACCCTTGTTCAGCAAAGATGTCGGTCATGCACGCAATTGCATATTTGTAGAAAGACGAAGATTTGTCGCATTGCAACGACATGTCTGGGGTCGAAGCGGTGGGTGGACAGTCCAACTGTTGAATAAAACGGTGCATTTTGACGATGTATCCTGGTTTAACAGTTGTGACAACCGGATACACTTGTCCTGTACCTTCCAAATGCAGTACTGGCAGTTTGGGTTCGCAATCTACCATTGGCCATTTTTGGTAGAGCTTTGCCAGCGAACAGTCGTGTACTAGTAATTTGGTGCGCCACGCATCACGCGGATGCAACGCTGCCCAAATGTGGTTGCGATAGGGAGCGTCGTATGTGATGTACTTGCTATGAGCAGCGGAATCAACCGCTCCCTGTTCTATGGTCGGGACATACAAATGCAACACCGCCGACAAGGTTGACAATATATCAGTAGTGGCTGGTCGTACCCACTCTAAAATTTCCTTGCATTGTTGATATACTTCTCTTGCGAAATCTTCACAGTCACCTGTATAAGAAGTGTGACCGTCAGCAGTGGGTTCTCGTGGAATTTCCCAGCGCTCTGTTCCGACCGGTGTTGGTGTGAGTTGCACATCGGGTGTATAATTAATGTTCATCTGGGCATGCATTGTTACTGTATCTGCAACGACTACCAAGCATCGTAGATGTCGTGATTTAACTGTACCTGACGACAACATGTTTGCAATAGTGTCCATGAAATCCTGTTCCGACATGGCATTCCGAGCCAGTGCAATTTGTAACCGTCCTCGGTGTGAAATCAACGCAGACTCTTTATGGCAACGAGTAGGAATCATACAAAATGCGCCCGAAGGCATTGTCGTACCCAGGTGGTTGGTATAGTACGGGGAATGTACCATTTTCAACCCATCAACAATGCCAGGCAGTCCGTTTTTTCCAAATCCTTGTATCCAAGTCAGATTTGCTTCACTTGCATTTGCAAGTAAGTGCGGTGCTTCTCCTTGCACGGCATGCACGTTCAACTGGCTCTCGGAAGGTGCAAACAACGCATGGATAAACTCCGTAGATATTTGACCAGTGTTTAATACTGGTCTTTTGGACGCGTCACGCACTGTGAACGTATATGACTGAGGTCGACACTGAGACATGTCTACCGCAAACGACCCCAAATATTGACTGACTTGTTTTTTGTCATCGTTTAAACGAGTGCAAAACATTTGACAAATTAATGCAAGTTCCGAATCGTTTTCCAATAACTGCAAACGATGCACAGTATCAGTGGCCTTTGTAATCGTCAACATTGGCGGTTGTGTTGGAACCGACATGAAAAATACAGCAAAAACGTTGTCAGCAACATAGCTGTGCAACTCGGTTATTTTGAAACCAACCGTCGCACTTTCTGCGCTTTGCGGGTGGTTCATCTGGAGACAAAATATTCCTCTTATATAGTCGTGGATGACGATGCCACAAACGTTGCCATAAAAACTTACGACGGTGTGACAACTCTGATAAATCGATTCTGTCTATGTGTTGGTTCATAAAAAAACGATGCATTATTCGTATTGACGCATTGTATTCCAACCACCCGACCACACGCTTGTACCACAAAGCAGACCCCGGCTCTTCTTTAAACCGGATAGCCCACGACAACAAATAATGCAGTGCCAATTGTTCACGCATATTCAACGTCGCAACTTTAACAGGGAGAGATGCCGAACGCAATGACCAGGACGCTTGGTCTCTATAATGCACTGTACATATTGAACGCAATGCTATGAAGGAGGTAGTACACAAAAACTCACTGACTAACTGGTCAACAACAAATGGAAAACTTTTCATTTTGCGAATACTTCAATTGTGTTGTTATTGTTATAGATCGGAAACATTTATACTGATTCTATTTTATCACCGCTATGATTCTAGTTTATCACCGCTATAGGACCAATCTCCATTTACGTGCATATTGCCTGCAACAATTACCTTGGACACATTGATTTCAAGCTCATTGTTATTGAAATTTAAATATTCTGCTACAAAATTTGTCCCGTTGATGCCCGGTCGTCCGCGTGGTCCTGTTTGACCATCTTGTCCATTGATGCCGGGCAAACCTCGTGGCCCTGTTTGACCATCTTGTCCATTGATGCCGGGTGACCCTTGCGGCCCTTGTGGCCCTCGTGGCCCTGTTTGACCATCTTGACCATTGATGCCGGGTGACCCTTGCGGCCCTTGTGGCCCTCGTGGCCCTGTTTGACCATCTTGTCCATCTTGTCCATCGATGCCGGGTGACCCTTGCGGCCCTTGTGGCCCTCGTGGTCCTGTTTGACCATCTTGTCCATCGATGCCGGGTGACCCTGTTTGACCATCTTGTCCATTGAGGCCGGGCAAACCTCGTGGCCCTGTTTGACCATTTTGTCCATCGATGCCGGGTGAACCTGTTTGACCATCTTGTCCATTGATGCCGGGCAAACCTCGTGGTCCTGTTTGACCATCTTGTCCATCGATGCCGGGTGACCCTTGCGGCCCTGCCGGTCCTGCTGGACCTGCTGCTGGTAATTCTTGGATGGATATGTCCGTGGTGTCAATGTGTGACGTTTTAATAGTCCCAATGACAGACAGCGTTGATGCAGGTGTGGCAACAAGTCTGCGGCCATGTTGGTTTGGTAGGTGTTTGATGACAACGGACTGTGCCCAAATTGTCAAAGTATTTGTGGCATTGTCAAAGCTCATGATTCCATCTTGGATGATTGAACTCGCTCCAGTCACTTCAACCTGTGTTGGCCAACACGGGTTTGCCATTAAGTATACAATCAAAGAGATTGATGTCAGATGCAGCAGTAGTGAGACAACGTAAAAATACTGTGTTTTTTTGGGTGGCACCACTGGTTTGGTTGGTGTTTTGTAGTTGATTGGTGAAGGTGGCCGCAAATTTAAGAGTGGTCGTGAACTCATTCGATGATTCGTTGTGACCACTTTTATAGTACATTAAGTTACATTTTTTTCTTCTGCTATCCAAACACTTTTTCTGGTCAATGGATTGTGCACGTATTTGCACCCAGATTCTGTGTCGGTATATACTGTTGGTTCTTGGTTGTCGTCTTGCAAAAGGACGTTGTTGCAGATATGTATATCTGTAGCTGTCTCACCCACTGTTGATGCAGGGATGTTCGTCTCTAGAGAAGTCATCTCCATTAGAACCTTGTTGCGTGTTTGAACATCGTTGGGGGGTGTTTGGTATATTTTGGTGAAACACTTGTCAATGGCGGAGCCCAGACACAATTTAGAGACTCTCAATACGGACAGTGCTGAAATGGTGAGGGTGAGTACGGTCCCGAGTCTTGTGATAATTCCCAGTTTTGTGGAAACGGTGTGCACAAACATGTTTTCGTCCACATTGAATTGTATGTCAATCTGATGGTTGTGAATGGCTTCCGAGGTTTCTTCCATGATGACTTTATGGGGAACGATTTGCAGTCCGTAATGTTCGACCAAGTGTTCTGAGAATAGACTCCGAAAGACTCCGACATTGACAATGGAGATCCCGCCCAGTCCCTCTGATGGAACCAAGACTTGACTGACGTTGGTTTGGGTGTAGTTCCACTCATCAGTGACGATGGATATGATGCTGCGTTGCATTGTGTTTGGAACGACGATTGAGACAATGTTGGTAGCAACAAATGGTGACACGACGGTGCATACAATTGACACCGCGCAGACGAATTCAGTTTCAATTGTTTTAGTCTTTTCACAGTCTAAAACAGTATTGACAACGATGTTGGTACAATTGGGGTTGGTCGTGGCGGACTCTGTTTTAAAGCCAATGTCAATGATTCCAAAGTTGTACTGACCCTGATGTACGAGGGGCACAAGTCCGGTTTGTTGCAGGGTATTGTTGGATGTAAAGACAAAGACACTGATACCGGCGACCACGAATGGTATTGCAATGGTCATAGCCGCCCCAAGTCTTGTGTTTACGATGCGTTTCGCATGCGTGTCTTCGATGATGTGGTCTCCAGAAAACATGATGTCTGCGTGTCGAAAACACTGCGGGCATAGTCTGTGGGTCATGACAATGAGTACAATTGTTCCTAGGAGCGCTGTATATATTATAATGGTAAATGTTTCGGCTTTATTGAGTTGTTTGGCAGAATATTGGGTTGTGACGTTTGCTGTCCATGGTTGTGGGGGAATGTCCAAGTTTGCTGCACATCCTGGCATTGATTTGCATCGCAACGATGTACATTTCGAGCAATTTGTTTGCCCAGTGTATGGTTGATAGTACCCAGTGGGACACAAGTGACAGGTGGTTCCTTTCACATTTCCAAACAGTCCTGGTCTGCATGTGGTACACGTGTTGTCCGTGTTGGGATAGTTGCCGGGTGTGCACGCCATTGGCTGTACGGCACATTGTGCAAAGTTGTTGGCGCCCATGCCTGACGTTTTCAATGGTTCACCGTCTTTGTTTTTGCCACAGTCGGTACAGATGATAGCTGCCATTTTGTTGGCATATGTGTTGACGGGACAGATATCACATACTTCGGCACCGTTTCCTGATTGATAGTGGCCTATGGGGCATTGTACAGGTCGATTCATAAACAGTGCTGGGCACATATGCCCTTCTGGGCATTTTTGGCAAGCATCTGTTAAGGACGACATTCCTTTGACATTTCCAAAGTAGCCTTGTGGACATCCTCTGGAACACCATGTCTGTCCCACTACATTTTGATAAGAACCTTCGTTGCATAATTTACACCCCGTTATTTCAGAGTTACCAGAATCTTCTCCATATTTACCAGTGGGGCATGGTTTTGCGTTACCATCCCCGGTACAAAAATACCCCGGTTTGCACTCTGTCATCGTCGTTCCATCACATTCGAAAGAAGGTTGGCAAGATTGGCATTTATTATTTTGGATGTATTGTGTAGCCAGACAGTCTGGTACATCTTCCATACAGTCGTCAATACTGTCGTGTTTGGAAGTGTCTGTGGTGTCTTTGATTATTCGCTCGTCGGGACATCCTTTGCACTGTGTCATGCCTTCTTCATTTTGATACTTGTTCGCACTGCATATTTTGCACTGGGAACTTGTTTCTATACCCGACGTGTCCGAAAACGAACCAGGTGCACACAGGAGGTGGCAGTCGGCAGTTTGCCCCGTTTCTGCAGAGTACCGTCCTTTCGAACACTGTTTGCAGTCTTCGACTGTTGTAAGGCCTTCTTCGTCGGAGTATCTCCCTGCTGGACAAGCATTGTTGCACTCGGATGTAAGACCGATTTCGGAGGAGTACCGACCAGCTGCGCATCGTCCCAAACAATGTTCGCCCGAGACCAAGCCTGTTTCGGACGAATATCTGCCTTGTGCACAGGAGTCTATGCACGGCAAAGCTCTGGCTTCTTCAGAAGAGTAGAGGCCTCCCGCACATTTTTGACACTGAGTAACGTCACTGATGCCCGAAACCAGTGAGAAGCGTCCAGGTGGGCATGGGTACTGGGTTTCTGTCAGTGTGCCACCAGCTGGGCAATAATAGCCGGGAGTGGTGCACGGTATACATTCCAAATTACTCACCCACTTGCCAGCAGAGCATCCGTGTATGCAAGTGTTTTGTTGTTGGTGACAAAAACGACCTTGCAACACTGGACAGTCGATGGTGCCGCATTGGCACAACTCGTCGAATGGCATTGACCCATCGATATTTGGACACGGTTCGGCATGAACACAGGTGTTGTCTGTACACACTAATCCCGTGAGCGGCGTACAATCGGTAGTACCGCATTGGCACACATTTCTGTTATTGCCGACTGAGCACTTGGGTGCATGTGTACAGGTCGCATCGTTGGAACACACCAGTCCAGTGGCGGATGTACACAGTACTGATTGACATATACAGGGGTGGTGATTGGTACCAATTTGGCAGAGAGGGGCGTTGATTTGGCATAAGCACTGTAACTCGTTGGAACATTCAGTAGTCGTGTCAGCAGCATAGAGTCGAATATCTTTCGTATTGGTGCGAAAGACGCAGCCTTGTGGCAGGTTGTTGGAGGAGCTGACCACTGTCACACTACCTGGCCATTTTTGAGCACTTGCTTGTTCTTCACAGAGTGCTTTGTCAGTAATTGGCAAACTTGGTGTTTTACACGTACCACCTGTACGAACCGTGTAGATGGTTTCCGCCAAACTAATAGGCAATAATAGAAGTAATGGAAGTATCATTTGTTTTATAAAATCTTATTAAATATGGAATAAAAGCAATCCAATAATTACAGGCCGCGTGGAGCAGAAGAGTCCAGCAAATTTTGTGGTGCTGGCAATGATGTTACATATAATTCTAAGCATATGTTAATATGTTTCTGCGTTTGTAAGAAATAGAAAAATGTTGTCTTTGTCAGATTGGGGTGGAATCATTGAGAAAATTAAAGATGTAGAGAGAGACGATTGTGGTGATTATGTTGCACATGTTGGCAAACTAAAGCTGTATATCTCTTGTGCCTATGGGATGTCACAACTCTTAACTACAAAGAGTGGGGTTGAATATGGTAGAGGAAGCATGAAAATCAATGTTCCCTTGGATTTTCCATTCCTCCATGACAATAGCATACAAGCTATTGCAGTGCATAAAAAAATAGGGACACTTGGTCTGGGTACATACTTGATAACAATTGATGGAAAGAGCTGGCGCCATTGATGTGCTCGTCTTTTCCAGCAACATCAACTACGCGGGCAGTTGGAACAGTGATTTGCTTACAGGCTGTCTAAATATTGGGTCGACTCGAATGGTTTTTCAGAGAGCGTCAGAGTTGTTCCGGGCTCAATGTCCACGCAGGCAAAGACTACCGATTTATGCACTTTACAATTAGGAGTCGTTCGACGACCCAAATGCTTTCCCATAAAGTCTTGGTCAATGTCGGTCAACAGTTTGAAGAGGGGGGAATGTTTGGGGACATTTCTTTGTGAAAACAATCTTTGTACTTTTGTATGTTTGCAGATTCGAATGATGGGAAGAAGACTCATTGGTTATCAAACACTGCCAACCTCTTTATATGTGTTTTTTACGCGCGACGACATTTTTTTGTTACTGTCGAATAACAAGTTATCGTTGTCTTGTACCACATATTCAATCCATCTTGACACGATCACTGCAATTATCACATCTGATATATAATGTTGACGCCCCAATACCAACGTAACGCCCACTACCGTAGTAGCAATACCACGTAGTTGACAAGGGGCTGTCAACAAAGTAATTCCTGTATGACCACTGAACATCATGTCAGCACAATTCCCAAATATAATCATGTCCACAACTGTGCGGTTCACACATTTGTCAACCCCTGTAACATCTGGCACAATAGTGACAAATTGTACAATGCCTTTGAGTAAGTATAATAGTGATATTCGATACACATATATTTTCTGATGCAAAGAAACATACGTCCGATATAAGACTGACACAATTGGTATAACGTTGGAAATAACCATTGATGCTGGTGACGTTGGAAGATTAAAATAATTATGAATCTGAGTATTGTTAACAATGCTGACCATTGACAAATATGAAAGTGTAAAATAAATGAAAAGAGAAAAAAAAAGAGCTAATATTGGTTGCATCATTGTGTAATATCGGTTCTTCAATAATTATATACAGTGTATAGTTATTTTGGAGACCTGCGCAGAACTAGTATTTTAAATGTTATAAAAATATACTATATAGCACTCTTTGTATTGAAACATAACATGAACTTTAGGAACGAGGCTAATGTTACGGTTGTCAAAGAGGATATAGGTCAGTGGGTTCAGACAATTTCCGATGGTCTTCCCTGGCCAATGGTGCATGTATTTCTGCCGGCTTTAGTTGCAATTTATATACAAAATGTCTGGATCTGTCTCTCTCTCATCTATCTCTTTGAATCGGTAGAATTCCTCTTTTCAGAGTTTCCGGGTGCCGAGTACTGGTTCGAGGATAGTTATGCTGATTCACTGGTCTCTGACATTTTAATGGGTGTCTTAGGCTTTTGGGCAGCCAGTGGCTTTCAGAATATCATTTCAGAGACGTCATCTTGGTATGCCTGCCTGCAACCCATTACTACAAGTCCAAAATGGTATCAAAAATGGTCAGGATTGATTCACGTGGTGCTGGCAGCCACCTCGACACTCATTATTACAGCGGGAGACCATATTCCAATTTTCTATCAATATGCTATATTTGGTGTGTTGTACGTAATGGTAGCACTTCTTTTTGGTCATTATAAATGGGCACTCTGTTCTTTGTTAGGCATTGTTTTGATTAGTACCCTTGCTCTTTTGTTTGAATATACTGTTTTAATGTGTTTGAGTGTTGTCTGCTTGGCCAAGGTCATCGACCTGTCTATTGTGAAACAGAAAATAGAGCAGAGTGAAGAACAAAATGATGGTCTCTTGCGCCAAATAGACAAAGAAGAAGTTCCAGACAGATTAGAATATAAACTTTATTTTTGATTAAACTTGCGTATTTCCATCATTATTTAATAGAATTTAGAATTTAGTTAGTTGTTAAATAGTAGTGTTCTAGTTTAGTTGACCACCAACTCGGTATTTCTCGTATTCCATGTCTTTCAGGAATGCGTTTTCTCCGTTGCGGACTGCGCGACAACCGGGGTAAACGTTTGGCCCCCAATGCCCCGTGTTCATGGTAATCTTTGAGAATCCTTCTTTTTTAGCGCTGTACGCCAACTGATGACCCTGGAAGCAGATGGTGTTGAGATGACGAATGGGTGCTAAAAAGTTATCAGGATTGCCGTAATTTTGCAGGCGGTCGAAGCCCAAGGCGGTCGAGTACATCTCAGCATTGGGGTAGTGCGCATTGGTGGTTGAGATGGTGGTGTTTCCCATGTTGAGCACTTGGTTGGAATAGAACCCAGTGATGTCAAGAGGGTTTTGAATTGTTGGTTTACCATCTCCTGGAATCCAGATTGGAACAAGGTCGCGTGTGAAAGAGTCGTTGGCAATTTCGGAAGAAAAGGAGTAATCGTCACCTTCTCCTTGAAACAGACTGGTTCCTTCACCGGACACGTAGGACTGAGCAAAGATGTCTTCGGCCAAAATGATGTTTTTGGGCTGTTTGACTACTGATTTGTGGTAAAAGGTGTAGTGACCAATGTGCACTTTGTGAATCACATCATCGGTCAACATAAAGTCATGATGGCCGTGTGCTGTAAATCCAGTGTCCAACCCACCTTTCATCAAGATGGCCGATGCCATATTGTATGTTTGAAATGGACGCAATAACAGAACAGTGCCGTCTCCTTGCGTATTCACACCGGCAGCCGCCGCATTTTTCTTGGCGATGGGTGCACATTCAGCAAAGGACATGCGTTCAAAATTGTCGGAATCCATGGAATAGATATAGATATCTCGTGAATTACCGCCACCGACGCTGGCTTGCGTTGGAAACACAAAATATTCCCCGATTTGGCGTTCACGGACTAACAAATCGCGAGGTTCGCCAATAAAGTCAATGTCAAAAGGTCTGGTTTCAAAGACTTTACTACCCCGAAAGGTGAGCAAATTGCCGGGACCCTTTTCAAGGTTGGCGGCGGCACCGGCACCCTTGCGGTAGAATTCTACTTCGGCCGAAGGAACCATAGTCACATAGATGGACATCTTGCTAGGAAGAATCCAGACATCTGGACTGACCCCTTCGTACTTCATTTGATCCTTGAGTTCCGCGTCCAGTAAATAGAGACCACGTTCTTGTTTTTGAACGACTGCCCAGCGACGACGTTGTTGGCGTAACAATTGACCAGGTCGAGTGACGGTGGAGCCATGTTGTCGATCCCATTCTTTGTAGTGGTTTTTGGAACTGAGCAAAGCATGAATGACACCGTGGTAGGCGGTCTCGTTGACAGAGTCGACGATTTGGCGCAAATTCATCAAGTAATGTTGCCGACCTTGGTCCGTTTTGTAAAAACCGTGTTCAATGATGAAAGCTAAACCACGTCTGACCAAACGGTCGGAACGAGATTCACGTTCGGCAGTCACGTACCGAGGAACGCCTTGGTGTGGTTCCAAGTCCATCAACGTTTTATTGAATCGAAAGATGTCCCACTTGACAGACAAATCTTCGGTCAAGACCCAAGGCAAGACTACCGACGTGTACCAAGCATCTTCTTCCGTGATGAGGTAGTCCAGAACTGTTTCCAGATGTTTGTTTTTGCCCGCATACGCTTTAGGTAAATTAAAGGTTTCGTGAGCAAATTTGTCTTCCGCCAACATTTTTTGATATTGGGGGTCGACCGAGCCAAAGAAAGGCTGCAATGCATGGTTGGGACTTCCATTACCGACAGAGCTGAGATTAGTTGTATCTTCGTATGACATTTCTTGTAACGGCGGGGTCTTATATACTGCTTTTTTATTGACGCCAAACGATAAAACACTTTTTACATTTTCGTATTGTAGTATTTAACTGCGAATCCAATTACTTACATGGGCCAGCTGTTTGCCAAATTGGAAGAACTGTGGAACTCTTTTCAGCGAGACACTTGTATTTTGATATTGGGGCTGGACAATGCAGGAAAAACAGCAGTACTCTACGCATTGAAATTGGAACAACCAGTCGAATACACAGTCCCCACAATAGGATTTAATGTCGAGGAGATTCAAATGGGCAATGTCTCTATCAAGATGTGGGACATCGGTGGACAATCCAAAATTCGACAACTGTGGCCTCACTATTTTGAACAGGCTTGTGGCATTGCTTTTGTGGTGGATTCCAACGATGTCGACCGCTTGGAACAGGCTCGCGACGAGTTGCATGCGTTGGTTGCCAACAAAGAGTTGGTGGGAAAACCCTTTTTGATATTGGCCAACAAGCAAGATTTGCCACAAGCGGTCGACAAAGACACTCTCGTTCAGACATTGGGATTGGATTTGATACACAGTTCGCCCTGGCACATTCTGCCCTGTTGTGCCATTAAAAATACAAGACTCAAAACTGGCTTTGAATGGTTGTCGGAACACATTTAAACCATCGTTGTAGCATCAAAAAGAGACTGGTTTGAGAAACTGCTGGACATTAGGGTCTAATGCGTTCCACCATTCAATCAGACCGCATTTTCCGTACTCCCTCAAAAAATGTGTCTGTTGTTTGACAAATCCTGGTAGATATCCCTGCTGAACTATCCAAATGTAGACTTGTTGATTTAGTGGTTGTTTCTCCAAAATGCGGGGCGGTGGAGGAAACGCGCGGGAAATGGATGGGAAATAAGCCCGCTCCGCCATCAACAGCATGGGTCCGTAGTTTTCCAACAGCGTTTGAGGTGTCCATCCCTCGTCGCGATGAGCCACACACCCTGGGCAACACAGCATGTATTTGTCGTTGTGCCAAAGTCCGAGACAATCTTTACAAAAGTATTTATCCATATCTGGTCAAGTGGTAACCCCTTTAATACAATCTTTTTCTTGGTCGAGGAATCAGAGGAATCATCCCGCATTATTTTTCTATTCAAAAAACACTTACTTTCCACATATATTTATATATTTCTCATTCATTTCATAACAATAAAGTTCGTGATGTCAGAACAAAGCCCTGCTCAAATGCCAACGGCACCATGTCTAAAAGACACGCCAATCGTTTCCAACCGCGATTCTGACTCCAAAACGACCACCGATGCGCCATTTGGTGTAGAAGTTGAACTTCCCGCGCCCGTCAAACAGTCGCTCAAATGTTTTACAGATATGATATTTAAACATGCTATTGAAAATGATGTTGCAACAGTTTATGCGAAGCTCATCAAGTTGGGTATGGATGATTTTAAAACCTATGCAACGCGCGTCTATCCATTGTCAGAGAGTGAGCGAAACCGCCCCTTTGGCAAATGGGTCTTCAGCGGTCCAATGAAACTCCAACAAGCGTTCGTGAATGTCTCTTTGATGACATTTCTAAGACCGTATGCACTCTTTTTGCTCCGTCTAGCGTACGGTGAAATTCCGAGTATCAAGGCAGAAATTGACGGTCTTTGCGTTCAAGATGCGCCCGATTTTGTGTTGTACAGCGCTTGTTTTAGCTTACTTGGCGCCCAATGTTTAGGCAACGGTGGAAAAATTGCGGCGCACTTGTTCGCACAGATGCAACAACTGTCGCTCAGCATGATGATGTTCGCCATGGTTCAAAACAAATGGCCGGAATTTTGGCCGCACGTGCGAGCCAAATTTTAAATTAAAAAAAAATAGGAATAAAAGTATAAAAATAGTCTGTTTCAAATATAAATGTCTTATTTTTCATTGTACAGTGTCCACTGTGAAGGGTGGCGATTTTCTTGTTTTAGAATTGTAATTTTATATTGCGTTCGAGTTGCTCACGAACTGTCGGGTCAATGGCTGATACACCGAAGTATTCGTCGATAAATCGTTGTACAAGTTTTTCTCGTTCTCCAATCTCGGGTTCTCGTCCGTTTTTTTGAATCCATTCCTCGATTTTTTTTTTTATAAATCTGTCTCGTTTAGCCATTTTAGTAGGAGTGCCTCCCATTGTTTAGAAAAAATATGACTCGTTTATATATGTAATTTTTGTGTATATTGCCCTGCTTTTATTGGAATTCTCTTGAACTACATTGCTTGTAACGTGCTCACTATAGCCCATCTCCATGCCAAAAGCACCCAAATCACATTTGGCATCGAATGCCACCATTTTTCGCACCTCCCGTGACCCTGTCGACCAAATAAGGTCGAATCGTGCCAAACTTGTTGAGAATCGTGCCAACCCTTTCCGTGTTTCCCTTTTTCCTCTTTTTAAGAATCGGGTTTTCCAGTACGGACCATCCCTTGCCATTTCTCGACCGGGACCGGCTCGTACTCTGGTCTACTACCCAGTGGGTTCGGGCAAAACTTTGGCATCGTTGCACGCTGCTACCAGTTTTTTGTCTCGGTACCCGTCCGGTGAAATTTTGGTCTTGACGACCAAAGCCAACGTTGAGACGACTTGGCGTGAGAACATAGATTTGTACATCAATACGTGGAGTCAATGCGATGATTTTAATCCGGAGCACGCCGATGTGTTGAACGGGTTGGACACTGTTGTCAACATTGACTGGTGGTTTTCGGCGCAAAACACACCAGTGGCCCACTACAACAATTTGATCCGTTTGTTGACGGTGTCCGGTGAGACCCGTGCCAACTGCATTTGTTTAACCGTAGACGAGCTTGTCCAGCGTGCGATGTTTCACTTGCGGCGCCTCTCGGCTGACAGCATTCCACATTCTAAATTGAAAAAGGAACTGCGCCGTTTCCAAAAAAAGCAATGCAAAAACCTTCGACGAGCATTGCGGCAACAGGGGGTGCGGTTGACCAGCGATAAGACCCTCCGACAACTCCGCAAAGAATGTGTCAAACAACAAGTGGCAGTCAACCAAACCATGTTGCAACAAGTGTCACCTCGCTGTCCCTATTTGTTGATTGTGGACGAATGTCAAGAGTACTTACAACCTAGTGCTCAAACGACACTGGTCTTGCAGTTGGCACGTTGTGCGACTCGGAGCCTGATGTTGTCGGCAACTCCGATACATGCTGCTGAAAATACTCGCGGATTGCAACGGTTGCTGGGTGGTGCGCGTGATTGGGAGCAAAAGTTTTTGTATACTGACAGCGTCAAAATGAATGTCCGTGTCGAGGAAAGCGTCAACAATGTTCCAATGACAGCAGCAGAGTGGAACGCCCATCAAAAATCCAAGGCACCGGCGTGCGGTCGAGTTCAGAATGCCTATCTGTGCAAATCTCGCCAACTCTGCAATAACCACAGCAAGTGGCACGCAATGGCAACACAAATTCAACGCGAGCAAGCACAATCTTCCGGTTCGCTCCGAATTGTGGTCTACTCTTATTTTTTGGCCGGTGGTGTGGAAGGATTCCAACAATTTATTCGGACGCACTATCGCAACTTGCCCTGTTCGGTCTTGGGTGCGAGAGAAGGGGTACTGGATTGGTTCAATTCTTCCACAGACGACACTCGTATTTTGTTATTGTCCAGTCGCAGTGGCAAGGGGATATCGTTGAAAAATGTCTCGTCTTTTCATCTGATGGAACCGCAATGGTCAGCAGCAGAGGAGGAGCAAGCCATCGGTCGAACCACCCGTACATGCTCCCACGCGAAAAAGGGCTCGGTGGTACGAGTGTACCGGTGGGTATGCACGTCACCATCACATCTTAAATCGACGGATCAACACATGCAAACATCAAGAGAGGTCAAAAGGCTCGGCACAGTGGCGCCATTGAGACAGATGCAGGAGATGGGACGACGACATTTGAAAAATTTGATGTACCAAAACTGACCTCGAGGAGGATTGAATATTTTGTTACATTTTTACATATTTCTAATTATATTTTGACATATTTCTAATTATATTTTGATATGTAAAAATGATAAGTTGGAACCAAGTGAATATATATTACTATATATAGTTGAGTCCTCAATATACATGAGTTATCCACTCGCTATTCTTATCATTGATGACAGTAAAGGTTATACATTGTATTTGAAGAAACTTATCAACCATACAAATGTTCATGGTCATCCAATACAAATCATATCCATTGATAACATTGAACAGGCTCTTCCACAAATCTCGGAGGGTCAGTTCGACATCATTTTTGCAGATGATGTCTTTCCAAAGTCGAAAATGTCAGGGCATAGATTGCTCCAACATATTAAATGTCGACAGGACGAACATCATGTTCTCATCTCTGGTCGTAAGCTCATAAAAAAAGTATCGTTGGATGATGTCCTGCTAAATGATGTCATGTTAATAAAAACAATATCAAAACGCGACCTTAATAGTGTATACATGGGCAAACTTATCTCGGTAGTCTCCCAAAAAAAAATGATACATGTGTCAAAAACACATTAACTTATACTTTATTGTTTACTGTATAAGCTATAATGGCATACATGCTCCCACGCGAAAAAGGGCTCGGTGGTACGAGTGTATCTTAAATCGACGGATCAACACATGCAAACATCAAGAGAGGTCAAAAGGCTCGGCACAGTGGCGCCATTGAGACATATGCAGGAGATTTGAAAATGTTGATGTACCAAAAATAAATGTGACCACGCCACAAGATATACAAGAAAAGTAACTAAAAAAAGTACTGTTTATGGGTTTGGAGTATATAAGAACAGTGTCGGTTACTAAAATGCAGCCGAAACGTCGGCGCATCATCCCTGAGAGAGTTTCATACCGTCCTTTGTTGGTGGGTGCTTATGAATATTACCAGAAAGAAATGTTATCATCGTTGGTATCTTTAAAGCCCAAGACTCATTACGAAGCGGTGACCAATCAGGTCAAAACCAAACAAAAAAATTACGGTGATGTCCGACTGTCCAATATTCGAATTTTTCTGGACCATGTGAAAGGCTACGACCGTTCCGAAATGCAAAAACAATTTCACGAGTCTTTTTTACAGGCGGTGGCTCTTCATTTGTACAAGGACGACCCCGAAGTAGATATGGACAAGATATGTGCTATGAATGAATGGCCCAATCTTAAACAGCAAGTGTTGTGTCTGACGCCTCGGCGTTTTGGCAAGACTACTGCAGTTGCCATGTTTGTTGCCGCATACTTTTTATCGGTGGAAAAGGCACAACTGTGTATTTTTTCGACCGGTAAACGCGCGTCTGATGCAATGCTTGACAAAATACATGAATTTGTCAAGCTCATCGACGAAGATTTGGGTACTGACCACGACTCGAGTTGTAAACGCAAAGGTGAATTTCTGTACTATTATGGAAGCGGGGCAAACGACGTCCGTAAAATTTCGTCCTACCCTTCCGGTTCCGACAAGTTACGGGGGGTCGGTGGTGACCTTATTTTATTGGAGGAAGCCGCTTTCATGCCCATCAAAATGTTTCACGAAGTCATTGTCCCCCTTTTGGAATTGGAAACCACTGCTTTAATTTGCATTTCGACTCCACAAGATTCGTCCAATTTTTATTCCATGATGTTTGAAATGGTCGATGCTGGTGGTGAGAAATTGTTCAATCAGATTCAGATTTCGATGGTCTGCGAGGATTGCAAACTCGGCCCGCATCCAGAAAAATGTACACACATGAAACATCTGTTGCCCAAGTGGAAGTCGGGCGGCAAACAAGATATGGTGCGACAAATCTACGGCGACAATACCGAAGACATGCTGCGCGAATCGATGGGTGTCACCACCAACGACTCTTGTGCCATATTTCAAGACAGTTGGCTCGATGTCTTTGCCAAGCGTTCTCCGCTTGTATCGGCCGGGGCTCCATCGGTTGTGTTTGTGGCCTGTGACCCCAACGGCGGGGGCTCCTCGCAAATGGCTATTGTGACACTGTTTCAAGAAAACAACAATTTTGCAGTCTGTGGAATGGAGTCGCATGCTGTCAAGGGGCATGGCGAAATTCGGAATCTCCTCGAAACACATGTGCGTGCGGTACGAGCCACCTACCCGTCCAGCTACATTATATTTGTACCCGAGTCCAATTTGGGACACGAAGCTTCTCACATGTCCCACATGCTAAGAGATGTACCCAAATGTCGTTCGTTGATGGAAAAGGGCGAGCCCGGCGTTATCACCACCCACAAACGAAAAGAGCTCTATGCTAACACAGCAGTGGAGCGATTCGCCGGAGAGGGTATTTGGTATGCGGAGAGATTCGTGTGTGCCAATCCGTACGGCGATGCCAACAGTCGAGAAGCTCGAGTCAAGCGTATGTTTCGTAAACAGTTGGGCATGTTTAGTAAAATCGTCGTACCAAGGGGCAAGGATTACAACATTCCTAAAATCATTTACTCGGGAAAAGAACAGGGCAACGACGATTTAGTCATGACGTTTATGATTGGTCTCTACTGGTCCATACAGTTTATGACTGGTCGCTCCAACCCTTCTGCTCGCGACATCAATCTGTAACTAACTGCATCTGTACTGTTTAGTATCTGGA